GCCGCCGCTGTCGCTGTTCCTTGAATACCGGTTACAGACATATTCACGAGCTGAACAATGCCGTTTATCATTGACAGAGAAGCGGTCATAATGCTGCCAGCCGTTGAAATGATTTCGCCTGCCACGCCGCCAACTGTGTCGCCGATACTCTCAAACTCCCGTTCACATTCTTGAAGCGTTTTATACAAATCTTCCCACTCTTTGATTGAACGTTTATCGGGGCTGACATCGTTTTTCGCTTGCGCTTTTTCCACTCCTTTTTTAGCCGTTGATACCTTTGCACGGGCAACGGACAACTTATCAGAAGAACCTCCATTCTTTTCAAGTTCTTCAAGTTCCTTTTCCGCTTGCTCCAATACCTGCTTCAACTGTTCAAGGGTCATGTCGGCTATCTTCTCACACCAAGCATTATATGTTTCTTCACGTTGGGCGAACTGTTCATCAATTTTCTGATACGCCTCTGTTTCGGCACGGTTCAGTTCATCCACGTTCCCTTGTGTGACACCCTTGCGGAGTTTCTTATTCCCGTCTTTATCCGTTTCATATAGGCTTTCACGCTTCTTGGCGTATTCTTCGGCGATTTGCGCACGTTGCTGTTCATAGGTCAGAATGTCTTTCATCATATCGTCAAGGGCTTGTTTGTTACCTTTGACTTGAATCTGCCTTGCAACTTCGGCATAAGACTTTAACATCGCTTGCTGCTCGGAAGAAAGGTCAGCGGTTGTCAGGTTCAAGGAAGCCCGGTATTCAAGCTGTTGTTCCTTTGTCGCTTTCGGGTTCTGATTGAGCCATTCAAGCACTTTTTTATCTTTCAGGTCTTCAATCATTTTCTGCGCCCGTTTCTCGTTCTCGGAGATAAGGCGGTCATAGTTCAACTGCACCTGAGCAACGGTCTTTTCATAACCGTCTTCAAGTTCGTTGATTTGAGCCTGACGGATGTCTATCTCGGCTTGTGAAACTGCTTCTGAAACCTTTGCTGAATACTCCTTGATTTTAGCCGTGCGTTGGGCTGTTTCATCGGCGATTTTCTGCTGTTCTTTAGCGAGTCTCTTTTCCTCGTTCTTTTCCTGCGTTGTCTTCTGGCTTGTACCCGCTTGCTCAAACAGTTTTTGAAAGTCAGATGAAACAGAGGTCATTTTCTCGGAATACTTGTTTATACGAGCGTCTATTTCATTCAGAACAGGGTCATTGGCGATTGTCTGTTTGAACGCTTCACGGGCTTTTCTCGCACCCGCCTCGGTGTAAACCCATGCTCCGCTGCGGTCAACGTATTCATAGCCTCCTTGTGTCGTGTGTGAATATCCCGGCACTTTGCTTCCCGCCTGAATCTTATCCATTTGGTCTTCAAGAGCCATTTGGCGTTCAACCCTCTTTGCGTAGGCTTCATCAAGACGGGATTGCCATGCGGCGGCTTCCGCACGTTTCTGAAAGGCTTTCATCATCAAGGAAGTGTTCTTGACAAAGATGTTTTCAGCATCATTGACGCTGTTGACGGCAATTCCCAGTTCTTTGAACTTCGCCTGACTTTCTTTTATCCACTCACGCTTTTCATGGGCTGACTTGCATTTCTTGTATTCGTCTTGAAGACGTTTATACGTTGAAATGGCTTTGCCCGCTGATTCGCTAACCTGTTTGTTGAACGCCTCGGCTTCCTCACGTTCCTTTTTCAGAGCGTCAGCGGCTTCGTCCGTTGATTTTCTGAAAGCAAGGAAAGCTGTCACGGCGGCTGCAAGAACAGACAGAACCAAACCAAGCGGATTTGCTTTTACAGCCATGTTGAAAAGCAACATAGCGTCTTTGGCTGAACGTATAGAGGTTGTTAGAGACAGAAAAGCACTAACAGTTCCCCAAATGTTCATCAATTTATGTGCGGCGGCGACAGCGATAACGGCGGCTTTATATGCCCCGTATGTAGCGATAATCGTCAAAAGGATATTACCGACTGTTTCCCAGTTCTCAATCAGAGTTGAGACAAGACCAAGAGAGGTGTTTATTATCCCCTCCTGCGACTGACCTATGGCATTGAACATTGAGTCGATTGCGTCCTCAATGTTTGAAATCTGCCCCGTGATTGTTTTTGACTGAGCTTCCATAAGACCGCCGAACTTACTGCCCTCGTTGGTCAGGTTCTCAATGGCTTTCTGAACTTCGGGAAATCCTACTTTTCCGTCTTCAACAAGTTGTTTGACCTGATTTTCTGCTACGCCGAACTGTTTCGCAAGTTCTTCCATAAGAGGAATGCCACGCCCCAAAAATTGATTAAGGTCAGCCGTGTACAAACGTCCTTGAACCATTGTTGTTCCGTACAGATAGGCAAGGTCATTGATAGGGATTGAAAGCCCGGCGGCGATGTCCCCGAGGCGTATCAAAGTGCTGTTCACGTCATTTGCGGCGACACCGTAGGCAAGAAGCTGTTTTGCGGCTTGACCGATGTCTTTCAGACCGAACGGAGTTGTGGCGGCTGTCTTGACAAGCTGGGTCATCAAAACATCTGCCTGACCCGCAGAGCCGAGCATGGTTTTGAAAGCGATTTCAAGCTGTTGGAATTCTCCACGGACAGTCGCAACGTGCGTGATGAAATCTTTTATCTGAGACACGGCAAACACTCCGGCGACAGTCCTGCCGATTCTTTTGAATGAATCGTCAATCCTTGCGCCTTCGTCAACCGCAGTCTGCCCTATGCCTTGGAGCAAACGCCGTGATTCGGCTACTCCTACCCTTAACTGGGAGTTGTCAAGCCCGACACCGTAATTCAGTCTTCCTCTATCGTTGTTCATTGTTTCTGCCTTTAATCACAGGTTTCAAAAAATTTCCTTACTTCTTCTTTGTTTCTTGGGTCATCTGCCTTGATAACTTTTTGTCCTTCATCCTTTTTCCCGTCATTTTTCTTTTTATCGTATGTCGGGAGAATAGCCCCGTACATTATCATGTTCGTATAGCTGATATTGTACAAAACATAGTCAAAGGTCAGATTGTAGCCTTTTGCAAAACCGCCTACGACAGCCCAAATGCTGTCATTCAGTTCTCCACTTTCCTCGGATGAAGAAGATTGAGTTCTATCAGGAAAGTGGTAAGCCCGAAAAAATCGGCTATCTGCATTCTTGATAAGATTTGGCTTACAATTAGGTTCAGTTCCCTCGGGGAGACATCTTCAAGAAGCTCTTTTGCAAGTTCCGCTTTCTTGTCAATGGTAATTTCAACTTCAACCGTGTATGGTCGGCGAATAAGCCCGCACAGATACCGTTTTTCTTTGATTTGCGAAACTTTTTTCTTTTCTGCGATGTTCTTTGCACCAAGAATGAGAATAGCCGCTATATCGCCGAGAATACGGCAGTCTTTCGCTACGGATAATGTTTCTTCAACGACCTTATCCGTGTCAAGCGCAATATGTGGAAGTTGTGAAATCGCTTCTGAAACAAGTATGAGGGTTGCCGTGCTTGCGGAGGCAACCTGATATGACTTTTCGCCTACCTTGACTTCAAAAGGTTGTTCAAGGATGGTTTCAGCAACCGTTTGTTCTATTGTCTTATTCATATTTGACGAATTTCTAAGTTATGATTAGAGACGGGGGTCGGAATCGAACCGACATGCAACCGGGAAAGGCGTTCAGACTTCACGGTGGATAAACCAGTGTATCAACCCCGCTGAAAGTTCTTAATCACTTCCTTTTGTGTAAGGCTTCACGGTTTTGCCCGTCTTGGGTTTCAGGCAACGTGCAACGTAATGAAGCATTTTACCGTCAGCGGTTGAATAGCTTTCATCACAACGAACCACGGAACGGTCAATCAGTGCGCCCTCGCATTCTTCGTCTTCGGGAGTTATGCGGAAAGCGTGTTCTCCTGCGATTAACCCGTCATTGTCTTCAAACGGGCGTTCCCCGCCTTTCTTGACATAGATGTCAAATTCAAGCGTGTAAGTATTCTTTCCGTAACGGACATCAACAAGTTCGCCACCCTCCTCTGTGGCGGTCTTCTCAGTTCCCGCCGTGGGGGTGATTTTCGTAGTGTCTTCTTTCGGCGTGTCAAGGGCTTTCCATGCCTCCGGGGAGGTGGGTGCGCCATTTGTTGACGGGGTTGTTTCAATCTTACATTTACCCCATGATAAAACTGCCATAACTTATTCGTTTTTAATGTTCTACAATTTATTTGATATTTAGAGGCGCATCATCGCTGCCGAAGAACTCGTAATGAAGTTTCACAACGATGAAATGCTGATTGATGTCAGGTTCAGCCTCCGTGTAAATGGTTTGTTGAAGCCTGAATTTATAACAGGACTTATCGGCGGTCAGGCTGTTGACCCAATCATTGGCGAGACGCTCTATTTCTTCCGTCCGCTGACCGTCTTCAACGAGAACCCCGTTTCCATACAAGTCAGTATCGGGTACATAGATATTCACGGTAACGACACCTGTCTGAACTTCGTCAGGCAAGCCCGTTGTGAAGATTACCACCGCATCTTCTCTGTCACTGTCACGGGGGCGGTAACCGCTTCTGTAAACCTCGCCTGAAATCATTCCCGAGAGAACGCTGTCTTTCAGTAGTAGGTACACATCCCCTTGAATCTGTTTTGAAGTCTTAGCCATATAAATTCTGTTTAATGAAATCCGAGTTGCTTCAACATTTGCGGTACAAGACGTTCGGCAAGAAGTTCTGAACTGTCAAGAACGTCAAGCCCTTTTGCGGACACATAAGAAGCATAGTTCATACCAGCCACGACAATAAGGCAAATCCCCTGCGGAAATTTTCTTGCAAGGCTTTTCACATACGCCGCCCCCTTTGAAGAACCGTCCTTGCCTTGTTTCACGGTTTGGAAGCTGGATGAATGGATTATTCGCCCGTCAACCGTGATAACATAGCCGATTGAACTTCTTAGGTTGCCCGTGCGGTCTTTGTAAGAATTGGTTGAACGTGCCCTGTTCAAGACTGTTTCCCCGATATACATCAGGTTTCGGATAAGAACTTGTTTCAGCCTTTCAAGTTGCTGTTCCGTGTATCTGTCAATCTCCGACATCGGTGTTAGTTGTGTGATAGGCATATTCTTCTCAGTTATTTTTTGCGAAATCGGCGCATGTGGCGTTTACTTTTCTTATTGGTATGTTTGACCGGGTTGAAAAAGAAAAGCCGACATACAGCCGCACATCGCTTTAGACCAAAATTCTTACTTCGCACACGGCTTCAAGCGGTTCTGCCTGAATGATTGAAAACGTGCCAATCTCTTTTCCTGACAAGTCTTTCAAGCGTAGCTGTTCCGATGGAACGGGCTGTTCTTCAATCAGGATTTCATAGGAAGCCACCGTGAAGTGTTCCCCCTTGATAATTCCGAGTTGGTTGAACTTCTTCGCCTTGAATTGACATGGAACAGGTTCGCCCCATGCCACGGAAGACGGTTTGACGGGATAACCCGTTTCAAGGTCAATCCCGCCCGCTGTCTTTGCCTTGAATTCGATTGTTCCGTTTTGAATAATCATAGCCGAGAACCTTTATATCCGTAAATAGGTTTGTTTGCGCTGCCGCTGTCATCGTCAAAGTCTTTGTACAAGGCTTTGGCGTGATTGCGGAGTTGCGTTCTTTGTTCGTCCGTGAATGAATAGGACTGACCGCCTTGAGACACGTCAGGGGCGAAAGACAACCACAGAAAGACGTCAGCGGCGGCAAGGTTGTATGCCTTTCCTTTCAGGATTTCCGCTGTCGTTTCCGTGTCAAGGTTCAGCCCCCGTTTCTCCGCTGTTTCAACGAGCGTGCGGAGAGGAACGGGGTACGAGTTCAGCCCTTTCAATGCTTCGATAACTTTTGCCATAGGTCAAACCGTTTTTAATCCCAATCTTGTGCGTCCGTTCTCACGTAGATGTTACGGTAAGCCGTATCAAATACGGGAATAGCGTCAGCCTGACCGATTGTAACCTCGCTCTTAGGCTCAATCGTGCCGTACTTCTTCACGACTGTATGGGCACGCACGGCTCTCAGAATTGTTTCTTCATTTTCTTGAAGAATGTCATACTGCGTGGAACCGAGTATTTCACTTTCTGACAAAATCATACGGCTGTTCTCAAACGGGTTGCCGGAAGTCTGTGAACCGTCTGAAAATTCACGGGTGATGGTTTGGTCGATAACACGCAGTTGAATACCGTTCAGCCATGCTTGTTTTGCGAGCATGGTATTTACAGCAGCCAAGTCAGGTGTTTGAGAGATACCGAGGGCGTTGGCGGCGAAAGAAGCGCACTGTTTAATAATTTGTTCCGCAGAACAGATTTTGTACAGTTCATCCAAATTGATGAAAGCGTACTTCAAGTTCAGGTTATGATCCTTACCCAACTTCACGAATTTAGCAAGGTCGCCGATAATGTCAGCAGTTGACTTACTGTTCCAATCAACGGATGATTTGGTTTTCATCTCATCATCCACGTCATAGTCAAGGTCAAATTCATTGGCATAGGTTGCGTTCGTGGTGGTTGTGAATTTAAGCACACCAGCGTTTGAAGCGAGTTTCCATGCAATGTATTCTTCCTCAGACTGAACGCCGTTGAAACAGAAGTCAACATCATTTCCCCAATACTCAACAAGTTTGGTAGCATCTTCATCCTGAGCGAAAGCCAAAGCCGTTTGATAATCTTTGATTTCAGAGCGTGAAAGTTCACGGCTGATAGAGATAAACGGAATATCTCCACGTGCGCTCTCGAATATCGGGCGGCGTTTACGCATGATAGTTCCGTTGTCAGTATGCAGGTCGGCGGCGACATTCTTCTTTTCAAGCTGGTTCGTTAAGGTTTTCCAGTTGAAGCCGTTGACTTTCTTAACGGGGAAGTGCTTTCCGAAAAGGAAGCCCGAAGCGTCAGCCGAATTCAGACGGGCTTGAACCATTTGTTCGGTCAAACCCTGAATCATTGTATTTACAATAGTTCCCATAAATTACTTACGATTAATAGTTTATGATACCTTTGAGGTGTTTCATCACGCATTCAGGAAGCGGGTTGCCCTTTGTCACGCCAATAAGCCAAGCGTCCGTGTCAAGGTTTGAGTTTTGCACGATGGGCTTGCCTGTTCCGACAAGTGAAAGTGGGGTGTATTTCAGTTTTGAGGTTTCCGCTGCCGATTCCGCTGCGGCTTCAATGATAAATCCGCCTTTCTCAATCTTCACTCCAAGAGTGGTCTTGACCTTGATTGTGTCGTGGGTTTTCTCTGTGGTTGTGATAGATGTGATAGCGTAAGCCTTGCCACCTTCATCAGCCATGATGAAATCGCCAACTTTGAAATTGTGACCTTTATTTACTTTGATGTCAGTTGCGGTATCTGTCGCTTCTGCCGACAGAACGGCAATCTTCACAACGTGGCAAATGCCGTTGTCGGGTGCGCTCAATACTGCGCCCTCGTTCAGAAAATCGCCGCCGAGTTCAGAAACCTTGACCGAAACGCCGCCGCGAATATCCGCTGTTTTGTGCATGAAGACACGAGGTGTGCGTGTGTCTTTCCTGCGTGTTACTGTCATTCCCATTTTTGAATGATTTTGGATGTTAAACATTAGAACGGCTGACCGTCGGCGGGCTTGTTGTCACGGTGTGATATAGCCTCCAATTGCTCTTTTGTCAGTTCGTTCCCTTGACTTGATGAACCGCCGTTCTGTGCGGCAGGTCTTCCGAAAACAGCCCCTTTTGCCCGTGTGTCATTGACAATGCCGTCCACTTCGGTAGTGATTTCGCCGACAAGCGTGTTGAACTGTTCATCGGTTAGACCGTCAACAGGTGTGCGCTCGTAAGCCTTACGTAGATTTTCAGGCAGTTTTTCAATGATTGTGGAAAGTTGTTGCTTGCGGGTTGCAGTTGTACGGTCTCCATCCATTTTGTTCAAACGCTCGGTTATCGTCTTGTTGCTTTCGATAAGAGCCTGTGCCCAAGCCGGAACTTGCTCGCCCCCTGCGGATTGTGTCTGAACGGTTTGCGTTCCTCCTTGCTGACCGCCCTGAGAGCCGCCCCCGTTATCAATCTTTTGCCCGTCTTTCAGACCGTATTTGGTTTCATAGGTTTGTACGGCTGTCTGTTGGGCTTCTGTCGCACGGCTGTCGCCGTAGCTTTCAATGATTTCGATGAACTCTTTTGTTACCCCTGCAATAGCAGTTGTTATTTGTTCATCTGTGGTTACAGTCTTGGCGAGTTTATCGGCAATCCTGTTCAATACATTTGCGTTGACCCCCGGAAATTTGGCTTTCAACGCCTCTAAAATCTTTTGTTTCATAATGAATGCTTTGTTTAACTGAAAAGTTTACGCAACAAAGGTATGCTTTATTTCTTAAAGTGATTACAATGTACTCAGAAAAATAATGCTTTTTTCTTGTTTGTCTCAGTTTTTATGTTATAAAATATGCTTTTAAGCTATTTTGAGGCTGTTTTTGAGATAATGGAGTTAAATACTACGGAAGTGGAGTTAAGTGGGGTTAAAAATAATCTGTCCAGTTGATTTTTATCCGAAAAAGTTGATTATTTCCAAAATACTTAACTTATATTTGCAACGTGATTAAGATGTAATCACTTTTGAACCTCAAAAAAACAGAAATATGAAGACAGTGAGTTTAGCATACAGCACAAGAGAAATCAACCGTAATTTCAGAATTAAGGTTTCAGGCGTTGACGGCGAGGGAAACAAGGTTCACAAGCTGGTTGGCGTTTCAGGGGCTATCGCTCTTATCGGTGTTGAAATGTTCAATAAACTTTTGAAGCGAGCTTTCAGCAGCGTTGAAGACAAATGCGTATGCAAACTCAGGAGAGGTATCAAATTTTCATTTTATATCAAATAATCAGGAGGACGGAATTTATGAAAGACAACATGAACAGTATCATTGAAGCTGCTTTTTGGGCGGGCTTTGAACCAAGTTCAGATGACTTGACGGAAGCCGCCTTGTATGAGGAGGCAAAGGCGTATTTAGAAAAATCAATTCAGTATTAACCCAAATAAAATTTTCAAGTATGGAAACAATGACAGTGACAAACGAAAAGACCCTGCAACAGGGTTTGAATGATGTTGTAATCAACAAGGTTCAGAGAATGATAGACGGTAAATCCGTTGGGGTTCAAGCTACAATGGAGCGTCTTATCAGCGAGGGAAAGATAGCGCAGGATTATATCGCCCCGATAGGCGTTAACCTGAGACAGAAAGACCACAGCCCCGTGATAACATTCAATGGGGGAGAACGTCTGATGATGAATATGCCTGACGGTCAGTTCTCGCTCCATGATAACGCCATAGGGCAGCTTGCTGACAGAATGGGAGTTCCGCAGCGTTATCTCAGGCAGCTTGCGCAGGGGGCTGAGTGGGCTAAGAACCTTGCCGCCGAAATTCTGAACGAGCATAGCGGTTGGACGGAAAGAAGCCGTGTTCTTGTCAGAACCGTAGGGGAGCAGGTTCGGGGTGTTCTCTCTGACAGCTACCGCCGTCTGAACAGCGTTGAAATCCTGACGGCTTTTGTTCAGGAAGCGAGCAGGCAAGGGGCGGTAATTTCGGACGCTTATATGAACGACACAAAGGTTTGGGCAGAAACAATCCTGCCACAGCCAATTGTCATACCGACAGCGAAAAACGGCGATGTCATCATATTTGCGGGCGCACGGTTCTCAACCTCTGACTACGGGGACGGGGCGGTTGACATGCGGGCGTTTCTCTTGAACGGGGCTTGCCTTAATGGTATGGTTCGTGAAAGCGTGATGAAGCAGGTTCACTTGGGGTCTAAGCTGCCTGATAACCTGAAACTATCCAACAAAACGTATGAACTTGACACGAAGACCACCGTTTCAGCGGTCAAAGACCTGACGAAAGGGCTGTTCGGGAAAGATAACCTGATGAAGAAAGCCTACGAGATACAGGGGGCTTCCGAAATTGATGTTGACTTTGAGCATGAATTGAAGAACCTGACAAAGAACGGAAGTCTTCTGAAACAGGAAAGTAAGGAAGTTGAAAAGATTTTGATGCGCAATGACCCAGATGACGGCGTTCAGGGCGGTTCAACCCTTTGGAAACTCACTCAGGCAATCACGGCTCACGCCCGTGAACTGACACCCGAAAGAAGCCGTGAACTACATGAAATTTCAGGGGCACTTCTCAACCGAGTGAAATTACAAGCATAAATTAACAATCTCCCGTGAACCCGTCAAAAGCGGGTTTGCGGGCTTAAAAATAGACTGCAATGAAAAAGACAGATTTGACATTTATCGGTATTGACTGTTGGTACAGACCCGTTTACAGAGACACCAACGGCAAATTATGGAAAGACATTACGCTTGGGAGCGATACGCCTGAATTATATTCAGCTTGCAATAATGACTTTGAGGGAGAACCTGATATGCCTATTGAAATGACTTATCCCGATTTTGAATAGTTGACATGATGTTTAACCACGCCTGACAGAGAGCCGTAAAAGCCCTGTGTCGGGTTTAATAACTGAGAAACAACGATGACAGACGAAAAGAAATTTGAGTTCAATGAAGATATTGAAAATGATTGTTTAATGACATGGAAGAACGCCCGGACTTTGGGACGTTATAAGGCTCTCTGTAATGAACGTGATTCGGTTGACGTGAAGAAATACGATTGCTTCTTCGCTTTCGGTAATGAATCATTCGCAAGGGGTATGAAAGGAATACGCCCTTTGAATGACGGGGAGAAGATTTACAGTTTCGGCGCAGGGGGCTATGGTACAAAAGACGGTATAGAACGCCTGTTCAAGTTTTACGAAGACATGGAAGCCCGAATAAAGAATGAATGTGACCCGCAGGAGGTTTATTGCTATGAATACAATAACCATGAATGTTGCATTGCCTTTGACGGGGATATAGAAGCTATCAGGCTTGTTGCCGGGATATGGGGTGTCGAGACAGCGAAAACAATCAAACGGAGGTCGGCTTTTTATAGGGTTGAAGAGCTTTTCAATTGAAAAAGCAATGTTTTCTACGAGATAATATATGTTTTCTCGTAGAAAACTCTGTTTAATTAGTATTTTCTGCGCAAGAAACCCCTAAAGGAGAGGAAAGAAAAGAATATAGAAAAAAATACTACTAACGTAGTATAAAAAAAGACCCTGACGGGTCAGGCGCACACGCCGTTTTTTGGAGGGGTTCGCCTGACACAAGGTTTGGGGCGTTAAACAGAAAAAGACTATGGCGAAAGAGCAAAAGACGATTTACCGGGTTCAGTTCAAAGAACCGCCATTGAACGATGACGAAAGAACAGAGTTCTTCTTCACGTCACTTGCGGCGATTTATGATGTCTTCACGGCAGAACAAATCGGCTGTAAGGTCAATCGCTTGTACAACATCGGTCTGCCTGACGGTACGCCGTATGACGGGAAACGTTGCCTGATAACTCAGGAGGCGATTCACAGTAAGGCGCAAAAAAAACCGTTCACAGGCTGATGATGAAAGCAAGCCCAAATAAGCCGATTTAAGACGTGATTTTATGTTGGCTTATAACTTATACAAGATTGGCTGTAAAAATTCAATAGCGGGGCTAAAAACGGGCAAATCGGGGTTGTTTGTGATTATGGTGTAATCATGTTGTTCGGTTTACCCGTTTGAGGCTTCAAAAAAAAATATTCGCTTTTTTTGCGAACTCTCAGAAAAAGAACTTATCTTTGCTGCAGAAAAAGAACTGAATATGGAAATAATCTTCAATGAAGAATATCTTCGGGAAATGTATAATACCGGGCGAACGGATAAGAAACACCGTTTTCAGCCTCAAATTATACGGAAATATATTCGTGTGATAGATTTGATGCGGGACACTTCAAATGTCTTGGGGTTAATGCGATACAACGCATTGAATTACGAGAAATTGAAAGACGATAAAGCGGGTCTTTCTTCTGTGAGAGTGAATGACCAATATCGCATTGAATTCGAGGAACATATCAAAGACGGGGAGACCGTTGCCACGATATGCAATATAACAGATTTGTCAAACCATTATAAATGATTGATTATGATAACAATACCGGGAGTTGACCCAAAAATGATTGCTAACAATCTTGAACCTGCGTTTCCCACGCATCCGGGGGAAATCTTGAAAGAAGAAATCGAATACAGGGGGATTTCTCAACGCAAGTTGGCAGAACGAATGGGCATAGGCTATTCTGTTCTGAATGAGATATTGAACGCCCGCCGACCTGTCACTGAAAAAACAGCGATGATGTTTGAGGCTGCGCTGGGGGTTGAAGCTGAACCGTTGATGCGTCTTCAAATGAGATACAATGTGCGTATCGCCCAAAAAGACAAATCTTTCATGCAGCGTTTGGATAATATCCGCAAAATTGCCGCCGTTCTTTAGTGGCGTTGCGATTGCGCCCGAATGCCGGGCGATAATTTAAAATGTGAAGACTTACACCAATTTGGAAAGTAAAGCGTTTGTACGTCAAATTCGGAGAAAATAACTTAACAATTAAACTATATTCAGAGTATGGAGACAGAGAAAACGGGGAAGCGTCTTGAAATAAATATTACCCCTGATATGAAGTTGCTTTCTCAATCAGAATTGGAAATTCTTTTGAAAGAAAAGGCATCCATTGATTACGAGAAACAGTGGGATGATTACAAAAATAATAATTCGAAAAAAGATAATTCATTCGGTGGGTTTTCCGGTAATGTTTTTGCGAATTGTTGGAAATCCATAAAATGAAAAGAGTATGGAAACAGTTTTTGATTATAACATAACAGACAAAGAACGTGAAGACATCGGAATATCTGACAAGGAGCGTTATTTGGCTATTGTGGGGGAAGATACTGCAAATTTAGACCTTGCCACCCTTTTTCATACCCGAGGGGATAATAACAGGATGGCAAGGTACGCTGATAAACTTCCGCTTGATATGAAGTTGGATTTTTATCGGACGGTTACGCACCCTTGATTCTTCTTAGTGTTTCTGCAAATTCACTTGAAGACATTCTGAGATTTTTAACAAGTTCTTTTGCTGTTTTCAAGTCATATTTACTTTTCGCTTGAACAAACTTCACGATTTCCTCGTGGATTTCTTCATACGGGGTTTTCAGAATGATGTCTTTGAAATGGGCGTGCGCTTCTGCTTGTGTGACGTTTATATGCTTCAATAGGTTTTGAAAATTAGAAACGAAACGCCCATAACCATAACCCCGTTCAATGATTTCTTTAGCGTTGACCGCCTTTCCTCCGAGGCTTTTCACAAAGTCACGGTATGAATGACGTGCGCAGAACTGATTGATAGTTTCCATTGAACGGCTTCTTAAATCAGTTTTGTTTCTCAGGTTTTTCCAACCGACAGCTTGCGCATGGCGTATTTCATGCCATAGGCTTTCAAGGGCGTATTCTTGTTTGAATGTCATATCAACACCCGTGGATATGGCTTTTAAAGCCCCCTTGACTTCTTCAAGCGGGTTGAATATCTCGCCGCTGACAAGCCTGAATTCCCGGTTAGCAATCTTGATTCTGTTCCCCGCCATGTTATAAGCCCCGGTGGAGTTCAGATAAGACCGGGAGTTTGCCATAAAGAAACTTACGCCTTTAGCCCGTGTTATCACGACATCTGTCAACCCGCCGAGGAATAAATCGGGGTTGTTCTGGGCAAAGGTCTTAATCGTGTTCTGAACCTCTTTGCCCGTGATATAGTTCGGGTCTTTGAGTTTCAGAAAGGCTTCTTTCAGGTTCTCAATAAGCCCCGCATCCTGACCGCCTTTCAGTGTTCCCATGTTCTGAATGAACCTTTCAGGAATAAACTTCACGTTATCACGGATGAAATACGGAACAGATGACATACGTTTCGCCCGGTCTTCATTATCAGCAAGCCATTGTTTGAAATTATCGGGTACATCTTTGACCTCGTTCTTGCTTCCTTGAACGGGTTCTTCTCCCGCCATAATACGGCGGTTGTCCTCTGCCATTTCTTCCTCAGTCTTCAATACTGTTTCGGCATGACAGCGGCAATGTGGATGCCACCCCGTGAACTTGAACGTTTTCGGGTAAAGCCCTTTCAGTTCATCGCAAATGTCCCTGAACGCAACGCCGTTCAAAGTGTGGTTATTACTCAGCTTGATTTCAATTCCGACAACGAAATCAAGGTCTTGCCAGCGGGTATAGTCTGCCGTGCGATAAGCGATGTTCGTCTCTGTGGCGGCGAGGCGGCGGGCGTTCTTGAATGAAGAACGGTAAACGCCCTGACCGGGATGAAAAGCCGCCGCCCGCTTGGATAGTTGCAAAACCCCGTGTTCATCCCTGACACGTCTGAACAGTTTGTCGGGGAATTTAAGGTATTGACGCAGTTCTTTTGTCATGTCCTCGGCAGATACGCCGTTTCTCAAACTGACATCAAGCCCGAGTTCTATTTCTTCCTTGAACTGGTTCGTATAGTTCCATACACGGTCTGATAGGTTCAGCCCGTTTGTCTTTCTCTGAATGAACGCTTCACGGGCTTCATCGTTCGTGGAGAAATAACGGCGGTATTGAGTCTGAGAGAGTTTTCCCACGTTATCCCCGAAGACCTGACGGGCGAGTTCGTTGTTCTTGTTGTTTGATAGCGTCCAAGCGGAGTTTATGCCGTTGACTATAGCCGCCGACAACCCGCTTTTTAGCCCCGACAACAGTTTTTCTATTCTTTTGCGTGTAATTGGATAGTCGCTGAAAGAAAAAAGTCTGTCGGGGTTAAAATCGCTTATGGTCGCACCGATACGTGCGGCTTCCTTGATAGCAGCCTCGTAAATCTGTTCTATGCGCTTGTCAAGGGCTGACAGGTCTTTCAGGTGTTGACGTTCCCATTTATTCAACCTTGCCATTGTTTACCTCCCGTTTGATGAAGTGTTCGCACTGAGGGTCTGAAAGAAAGCGACAGAACTTGCCTCCCGTGTAGAACGGGCAACGGCACATGAACGGTTTCCCGTTTGCGCCTATCTCATGCCAATCATAGCTGTGCCCGCAGTCACGGCATTGAAATTTCGGTTGTTCTTCGGTCTTTGGCGGTTGTCTTCTTCTTGATATAGCCATAATCTCCCCCTTTCTTGTTATTCAGTCATTTCAAGGTTATCGTACATTTCCTCTTCCTTGATTTCTTTCAGCGTCTTGTCAACGTCATCAGATTGCCCGTAACGCTCAATGGATTCACGCTGAGACATAAGAGGCTTGCCACCGTTGGCTGTCATCAGGTTGTTGATGTCATCCTTTTCATCCGATATTGTGAACGGGGTAATGATGATTTCAGCTTTCAGAGCGTCAATGTCGGCGGCGTAGCTTTCCCCGAAGACAATCTTTGCGTAAGCCTTGATAACGTTTATTTCACGGTCGAAGAACTCAATCAGCGGTCCTTTTTCATCGTTGACTTTCAGTTGTGCGTCAATGAACAGTTGTTTCCGGCTCTCTCCTGACAAGGCGACTTGCGACATCTTCTCGTAAGACCAATCAGGGAGTTGAAGCATTGTGAAATAGAGGTTTCTCAACTCTGAGACGTGGAATTTCAGGTTCTCAACGGCTTGTTGCCAAGTGACATACTGCGCTGTTGAGCCTTTCGGGTATTGCATGACGGCACGGGCTTCCTTATCAGGGCTTTTTTCATCGCCGTATCTTATCGCTTCATCAGCGAAGACACAGAACAGTGGCTTTGAGTTCTCACGGATGTAATTACCGTTACGGCTCAAAGACCATTCAATTTCGTAAACGGTATCTGACGTGAATTCCCAAATCGGGAAAGGACGGCAGGCGTAAATTGCGGGGATTTTCAAAAGCGTTATATCTTCATTCTCAATCTCCTGCCATGAACCGCTTTCAGAAGACCATTTGATGTGCTTGTTTGCCGTGTATGCGTCAAAGAACTTCACGGTCTTTCTTCCTTTCTTCCTTTGATAGCCGACTGACATTGCTATCATGTCGCCGTATTCATCAAAAAGGGGGTATAGGTCATCGCCGAGCATGGGGGAGAACGTGCGACAACGGATTTTCAGGGGGCTTTTTCTTCCGTAAAGCGTGTTGTTCTGTTCAAGGGCGTACCATAACGTCATAATCTCGCAGCCGGCAAAGAACCTGTTCACACGGTCTATGTCAACGCTGTCGATGCGGTTCTTGTCGAGGACGCTTGTGATGAATGTCGCCACTTCTTTCTGTTTGTCGTTCTCAGGCTTGAACACACGCTTGACAGGTATAGCCGTAACCAGTTCTGTCATTCTCTTTGATGCGAGTTTCTGAAAGCCGAGCGCAATGCGGGTCACGGGCTGAATCCCGTCTTCGTTCACGATGTCGGGGTATTTCTGTCTATCCATAACGGGATGAAACTTCGGGTTATACTCCATTTCAAGCCCTTTTCTGCCGCCCCAAACAGGGACGTTCACGGTCTTTTCACTCAGGGCGGCAATCTTCTGTTCTGCCGTCATGTCTGAATTTAAAATTTCTTCGATTGTCATTGTTTGATATTTTTTGAATTGAACATTCTGTTTGTTATCTCCGTATCATTTTCGCAATTCTGTTCACGTTGATAGGTTTCGCATACCGAACGGGATAGAACGTGTTAGCCAAAGCGTCAAACTTATCAGGGCTTCGCCCGAGGCGTTCTTTGATGTCTTCTTTCGGTTCAATATAAAGTTTGCCGTTTGACTTTACCGAGAACTTTATTTCCGTGGCTTCTTCGTCAAACTTGTCATCCGGCGGCAGCATGGCTCCCGTGTTGTTTCTTGGGTTCAGCCAATCACGGACAGCCCAAAACAGATAAGCACGCATATTGAAGAACTTGTTTTGCCCCGTGATGTCACTCAGTTCACGCCCGTTAGGGGTCTTTGCGCTCTCTGAATACTTGCAACTCAGGATATAATGGGGCTCGTCTTCAAGTTCAACGCAGCGGCTATAAACGCCCGCACCCTCTCCGATTGTGTCAATGCTGACGTAAAGACCGATGTTCTGTCGGCGGGCAACCATGATTTTACCAGCCACTTTCATGTGGTCTGCCACACCGCCTGAATTGTGTGTGTCAAAGGAAGCCACCCAGTTGTCACGGCGAAGAACATAACACGTTGCGTCACGCCCCATGCCCGCCACGTCAACACCGAGAATATTGAGGTCAGCCCGAAGCGGTTCACGCCCTTTGGCTTGTTTCCAACGTTCGTGCGCTTCTTCAAGCCATTGACGGGGAATAAGCGTGTCTTCATCGACTTTCGGGAACAGACCGAGGACTTTCTTTCTGAACAGGTCTTCCGGGCGATACCATTGCCCCTCGAACTCAAAGTCATCCATTTCTGATATGATTTCATCGGGGGATATTTTCTCACACCAATTTTCAAGTTTATCCAACACCCAATCGTAGTCAACCTGACCGGGAATAATAATCTTCTTGCTTGCGATATTCGGGGCTGTCAGGCTGTTCAGACGGTATTTGTGCCAACGGTCTCCTTTCTGAGACTTGGCAGCATAACCTACTGTCTTGTTAGGGTTGAAGACAAGAAGAATACGGCTGTCTCCCTGCAGATTTCCCTCTATGGCTGCAAAGGTGTCATCCCCGATACCTGTTGCCTCGGTTATGACAAACATCGTGTGAACCGCATGAAATCCTGACCACGCTTCATGGTTGTGTTCATCAGCCTTGAAGCCCGTCAGAAACCATTCATCGTTGTTTGTTCTTATGTCATAGGCATTCAGTTTGCCGATAAGTTCAACGCCACGGGCTTTGGCTCTGTTGAAAAGGCGGCTTATCTCAGGCATCATGATGTTTTTTACTTGACGGTCCGTTGGAGCAGTCAAAGCGACCTTGGTGTTTTCAACAAGTTCTATTTCCCCCAAACTGTTCTTTCTCCAACGAGGTGTGAGATACAAGAAACAGATAGCGGCACAAGCCGCAACGAAATCTTTTCCTCGGGCTGTCCCCGATGCAACCGATGTTCGCTTGTTGTGTTGAACGCTTGACAGTATTTCTTGCTGTTCTTTGTCAAGGGTCACTCCGAGGGCTTCACGGACAAACCTGTTCCAGTCTGCCCGCCATAGGTTCATCAGTTCAAGACCTTTCTTGCGGAGAATATCTTTATTCTGTTTCTTCATTGAGTTATTTTTTGCTGATTCGCCCTGTGCCGGGCTTTCGTTTTCAAATGGTAACTTTATACGAGTGAATGATTTCAGAGCCACATTCGGGCGCAATCGGTGTTATTCTGCTTCGTCCTGCGTTTCGGGTTCATCCAACAAGCCGCTTTCAATCAGCAGAGAGGCGAAAGATACATTTCCGTTGATGTCTTTCTTTTCGGGAGCGTAAAGACCAAGCAGCTTACGCCGTTCTTCAAGTTGTTTCCTGATTTCGGCGATATATGACGGGTCTCCGAGCATGATAACCTCTGTTTCCGTCCTTTCTGTCTGATACGTCCTGATTGAAGTCTGCCCCGTCTCGTTGTCACGGGCGGGAGAGCCTTTCTGCTTGCGTTGTGTCTTGTTGTAATCAGTCTTTGACTTTTCCCACTGTTCCCATAGTTCCCGGCAGGTTTCGTCAATGCGTTCAAGTTCAAGCGTCAGAGCAGCGTCCATGTCTTCAATTCTGTTTTCCCGCCATTCGTCAAGAAGCGTCTGCACGTCTTTGTGAACCGTGGCGAGGGAATAAGAAGACAGTTCAAGCCGCTTCACGACTTCTGATTGAATTTTTCTGAGGCTGTAACCCCGCTTGTACATTCCCGCTACGATTTCGAGACGGGCTTGTTTCAGTTGGTTTCTTTTCTTTTCCTGTGCCTTGCTCATAGTTCTTTTGTCATTGAAAGAAAGTTCAGATAAAAGTCAAGGTTGCAGCTTGACAGTTCGATGTATGTTCGCCCGAACTCAGGAAACGTATGAACGGCAAAGTGGCTCTCGGAAAGCAGCCATAAAGCCGTGTAACCTTGTGGGCTGAAATGATGTTCCGTGCAACTCAGAACATTGAAACCCGCTTTACGGAGAAGTTCGTCAAACATTCCCCGCAGTGCTATCGGGTCGGTCTCTTTGACCCATTGGGCGTGATTCCAGATTTTTGCTTGCATGGTCTTATTCATTTTCAGTTGTTTCACTCTCGGAAGAAGTTTCAGTGGCTTCAAACTGAACCATGTCTTCTTCTGTGTACTCAATTTTCGGGTATTCTTTCTTTATGTCTTTCGGGTTGCCTTTGAAGAACACGAGAATGTGCTGGTGCGTCTTTGCGACCTTTCTTGTCTCCATATACCGGGCGGCTCTCAGGGCTGTTGAAGCGGTTTGTTCAACAAGGATGATTTCATTATACAGAAGAACGCCCGCTTTTTTGAATATCCGCTTGATGTCGCCGCAGAAGTCATAATAAAAGCCCGTCTTCCGGTCACGGACATCGCCCACACAGATAACGGCGAAACGGTTATTTTTCAGACAGCCGACAGCCGCCGTGAAAGCGTTCTTCAATATCTGAATGAAGTCTTCATAGCTGTCCTGATTGCTTGCGTCATTCGGGAGGTCTGAATACTTTTCAAGGTCAAAATATGGGGGACAACTGAACAGCAGGTCTTGGCTCTCGGGGTTGATGTGCTTTGCCACATTCTGACCGTCATCGCAAATGTAACGGGCTGTCATATCAGCCACACGCTCGTTGTTCAAGCTCGCTTGCTGTTCCCTGAGTTCAATACCCGTGAAGTCATTACCAAGATAAGCTGACACAAAGCCGAAGACACTATCGCCCGCAAAACAGTCAAACGTCTGACTGTTCTTGAACCCGAACCAACGGCAGACGATTTCAGCCATAACGGGGTCAAGGATAGAAACGCCTTGAGCAACGATTTTCGACTGTTCCCGTTCAAGCTCTTCTTTCGGAACGTACTTTTCGATGTACTCTTTGAATGAAATGCCAAGTTCTTTCCTGTGTTCACGGGTTCTTTGATACAAGTCTTTGTACTTGATTTCAAGGCTTGTCACAAGCGTATCATTACGGCTTTCTCCCATATCCCCGATGATGTCGTACCACTTCTTCTTGCGGTCTTGCCAATATCCTTTACGGGTGTCAAGGATAGAGAACGGGGGAACGACAAAGCGGTCAAACAATGATGATTCGGGTGCGCTGTTCGGCAGGGAAGAAGAACTGTTCCCGCTTTCGCTATTTGATTTGTCTTCCCACAGGTCTAAGCCCCAATCAACAAGTTCTTCCGTGTCCCATTCATTGGCGAGAGCGTCCATGTCCCACTCTCCATAACCCACGTTGTCTTTGATGATGAACTCCCGCTGTTCTGCGTCTGTCAGTTCAGAAGCCTTGATAACATGGGCTGTTGGTCTGTCAAGCCACTTTTCCCAATGACTGCGTAAAAGGTCTCGTTCTGCTTCTGTCTTCTGTGCGTATCCTGAACATTCCCCAAGCCGGGTGTTTATTTCAGCGGGAGACATTTCAGCGATAGCAGACAAAGCCCGAAGACGCATATTCCCGCCAAGAACCGTGAACGTGTTGTCAACGACTATCGGGCGAAGTTCAAGCATCTTCGGGAGAATTAGAATAGACCTAATCAACTTTTCAAACTTGTCATTCTTGATTGTACGGGGATTCGCCCCGTTAACCTGAATTTGTGAAAGATGAATCGTTTCTGTTTTCATACTCTTTTTGCTTAGTGATTACATTGTACGCACAAAAATATGAAAAAGTGAGTATAAGGTAATCACTTTTAGGCAAAAAAGGGGCTTTTTAAGGGGCAAAATCATTCAAAATGGCTGATTTCATCAAATCAAGGGTCTTTTTCTTGTACAAGTCATCAGGCGTTGTTCTGAACACACGCCAGCCCATAAGTGTAGCTGTATTATACTTCTCAATGTCTCCGAGAAAACCTTTTGGGGAAGTGTGCCGCCCGCCCGTCCATACACCGCCCTCAACTTCAAGGGCGATTTTGTGTTCAGGCACGGCGTAATCAAACCGCCACTTCCTGACGGGGTGAAATTTGAACTCTTTTACGCACTCTACTTTTAAATCGGTCTTACAAATAACCGTGAAAACGTCACGCAGGGGCGGTTTTGCCGCTGTCTGTCGGCTTTTCTTTGTTTTTGCGATACTTTTATCAGCTTTCATGTTTTAACGTGATTTTTGGGCTTGTTTAAAGGCAAGGAAAACAGAAAGGGGATTGCTCCCCTTTGTCTGTGTTTATTCTCATTTCATCAGAATGGCAGGTCATCCGTATTTTCCACAGCTTGCGCCCCGTCAAAGGTTGAACCGACATTCATCTGTGGGGCGGCTTTCTTCACAAGCGGTCTCATGCCGCCGATAATCGGGAGGGCTTGCCTCTGTTCTTCTGATAAGGCTTCGTATATCTCCTTGTCAAGTGACTGTTTGATACAGTGTGTTTCTTTATACTGCGGGTTCTCCATTTCTATGGCTGTTAGGTTCAGATAAACGCCTTTTTCCCCGACATAAAGCCCGCTGTCATCAACCGGGATGACAAGACAGCGTTTTGTTTCCGTGCGCCCTTTGAAGTTTGTTATGAACGCCCCTTTCAGTTTCAGAAGGTCTTCTTTGATTGAAAAATTACCCATAATTTCTTGTTTTTTATTCGATTAAATATCCGTTTTCTGTAATAAGTTCACTTCATTTGCGTTCAGGCTCTCAGGTTTAATGATAGCCTTTTTTCTTCGGGTTGCTCCGGGTTCTGAGCCAATAGGGTTTCCGTTGCCAGTGCTTCCGGGGATGCAGCCGTTCCCTATATGGAGGGTAGGGGTCACGCTCTGCTGGTTCAGAACAGATTTCATAATCTTCAAGGCTTATTTTTTTCAGTTCATATTCCAAGCTGTGTTCAATAACTTGCGCCATCAGACATTCAGCCCCGAGCCTTGATATTTGTTCGATAGCCCGTTCAATCTCAGCGATAGACATTCCTAAAGATTCCTGAGCGTTTATCAAAGCCTCTTTTAACTCTTTTACCGCTTCATCAAGGAGACCCAACTTTTCTTGAAGACGGTCACAAACGTCATTCAGGCTGTTTCCCATAAGTCAGCCCTCCTTTTCGTAAGCCCATCCGAGAAGACGGTCAAAGGGAAGCCCTATGCGATGATGCGTGTCTTTTTTTGAAAGACAGAAATCCCCGTCATCGTCAACCTCTCCGTCCGTGCATCCTCTGTAAATTTGCCCGTTATTGAAGACGAATAATGCCGTGCGGTTGCTGTCAATGCCGCCGATGTCTTCCGGGTCTCTCAATGTATAACGCTGACCGTTTGAAAGCGTTATTTTACACCGTGTCACGTTTTTCATACTTGTTTCTCCTTTTTTGTTTCTTGTGTGTCAGATGTTGTTCTGTCCTCGTATGAAAGCGTGATACCCGTCAGAACCCCGTTATCGTCACGTTTGAACAGAGCACGTTCAAGGTATATGCCTCCCTGCTCGAACTGTCTGTTAGAGGCTTCAAGAAAGCCCCTGACTTCTTCAATGTTGATTTTCCTGCCCATTGTTACACATTGTTTGAACCTTGACATTTTCTGTTGCTTTTCCAACCCTCTTTTGATAACTGTATTGAACATCGCCCGTTCTGTTTGTGAAGTAAACGTAACGGTCATTGTCACGGAAACGATAAACCGTGATACCGTCAACCGTGAACAGTTTTTCAACGGGGTATGATTGGTTAGAACTCGCCTTGACTTCTTCAACTTGTTTTGATTCGCACGCTGTCAGGGCTAAGAGTGCGATTGAAATGATAATAATCTTTTTCATTTTGTTGGTATTTTAGTGTTAAACACATCTTTGAGCCACTGTTTATATGAACTTATCGGCTTACCGTAGAAAGCCATATTAGCTTTGTAATTCTCATACATCTGTTTGCGAAAATCCGCAGGGATTTGTTTTTTCTGTTTTCTCATTTTCATTTTCAATTCTTTTTATGTTTCACATCTATCCAAGCCGTAACGATTGCGCAAAAAAAGTTTATCACGCTTATTCCTGCCAATATTTTTGCAAGCCACAATATTTCTGCATCATAAGCCAGTAAACACGCAATCAACGAGAGCCAAAATGTTATTTCCTCAAATTGATATTTCTTCATTTTTCGTTATTTTTTAAGTGAATAAATTCAGTTGTACAGGTCTGTTCTTGACCGTTCTTTCATATATCGGGCAGCGGTTTCTATAAAAGCATGAACCACTCTTAGCGGCTGAGAACCTTTCATCCCAAAGCCGCTTGTATTCATCTGTTCCCATTTCGGCTTCTGTGTTCAGAAACTGAACCAGCTTTATACAGAAGAAGCCCCGTTCTTCTTGCTTTTCATCGTGAAGCGGTATCAAGCCGTTTCCTTTCGGTCTCATGGTCTCAACTGTTTAAGAAGTCTTTCAAGACCCCGCCCGTCCTTTATGCTTTTTCCTGTTGCCCATCCGCTGTACGGGAAGAATGTCACTGTTTGCCCTTTGTGAATGAACTGTATCTGAGTGTTGTCACGCTGAACAATTTCAAAGCCGAGTTCCTGAATACGGCTGACAGCATATTCAATGCGTGTCGGTTCAAGCCGTTTTTGCCTTTCAATGTCTAATCTTGCCATAACTTCGGGTTCTGTTTTTCGTGAATAATTCTTTGAACTCTTTCTATTTCGTCATCAATGACCCGTTCAAGTCTCTTGCTTTCTGTCAGGGCTGAACTTGTCTTGGTCTTGAAATATTCCCGCTGTTTTTCTCTCATTCGGACAACAGCGTCAAAAAATTCTTTCGGCTTCATCTTCTGTTGTTTTTAGTCAGTTTTTTTATAATTCTGTTCAGGTACGCATTTTCGCTTTCAAGGTCTTTTATTTCTTGTTTCAGAACCTTTATGGTTTCATTGTATTGTTCACGCTCAAATTGAGCGGGAGATTTTTCAAAGCGGCAGGTACAATGTTCGATACCCATAGCTGCCGTACCCATACAGCCGGGTATCAAAACCTTTTCGCCTGTTTCCGTGTAGATATAATGGCACTTCATAACTCAAATGATTAAAACGGACATTCTTCATCGGAGGGTTGAAAGTCATCCCAATTGAATTGAGAGGCTTCAAAGGCTTCTTGTTCACGCCTTTTCATTTCTTCCTGTAAATGGTTACTGTTGTCCCAAACGGGTTCTGTGCCGTTGACAAAGGGGCTGTAACGCCCGTTGTTCAGGTTATATTTGAACAGAGCCATTCCGCACTCTCCGAGGTGTCTGAACTTCACTTTCTTCACGTAGATTTCAACCGTGTTTTCAAGTCGGTTTCTGTGAACGACAATACCGAAATCAGCCTTGTTGTAGAAGTTAGCCGAGCCGCTGATGTCATAAAGTGTCGGTATCTCAGGCTCGCCGTCTTTGTTCTTCTGCATCTTTGTTGGGTGCGCCATAAGGATAACCAACACATCGTGCTGCTGTGCGAAGTTTGTCAGTTTGTCAAGCAGCCTTGATATGTATTTAGTTTCGTTCTTGCCCTCGCTTTCATCTTCAAGCCTGTTATATGGGTCAATAACGAGAACTTTAATCCCCTTGCGTCTGACAAGGAATTTCGCCCTTTCGAGAATAGCGTCAACCCTGAAATCGCTTTTCGGGGATATGAAGAAGAAATTTGTTTCAAGGTGTTGTTTCACTTGTTTGTACTCCCCGTATGTCAGGTGTTCTTTGTCAAACTGTTTGCCCGTGAACTTCTCAATCAGTTTTGAGGCGTGATATTCCAGCGGGGCATTCTCCGGGCTGAAATAAGCGAAACGCCAGCCGTAGCGGATATTCAATCGTTCTGCAATTTCGTCAATAAATTCAGACTTACCCGAACTCGGAACGCCCGTGATGATACACAGACGCTTCGTTTCAAAAGAGCACAATCGGTCGAAGTTGTCATGCCCGATTGTTACCCCTTTCTGCAAGCCATGCTCAAACAGAGCGTCAAGGGATTGTTCAAAGTCTGACAGCGTGAAAACACCCTCAATCTTTATCTCGGGAGCGTCAGCGATACATTTCAGAAGACTTTCACGCCCGTACTTCTGCAGGTGTTCGTTAGCGTCCTTGCATCCGTCCCCGTATTCAATTATCCGGCAACGTTCAGCCCCGAAACGCCTTATCAGTTCTTCTTTCAGAACAACGCCTTTCGTGTCCGTGTCGGATGCAATGTATATTGTCTCTTTGTCATCAAAGTATTCTTCGAGATAATCATCAAGGTAGTCAAGGTTTGAGTTAGCCCCGTTCGGAACGCTCACAACATCTGTCCGTCCGCATTCAAAGAATGACAGAGCGTCCATTTCGCCCTCTGTGATGATACATTCTTTCGTACCTTTGATGTTGTCAATCCCGTATGGGAGAAGTTCTGCGCCTGAATAGAGTTTGAAACATTTGTCTCCCGTTCTGAATTTCGTGTTGACAAGTTCCCCGTTATGGTAGTAGTTGAACTGAACCGTATTCGCTTTGCCGTTCTTCTGTGGCATCCATTCAAGCCCCTCGGTTACTTTCATCGCAGTCAGGGTCTTTTCGCTGATACCCCGTCCCTTGAACCATTCAAGGGCTTTCCCTGAGATTGAAGAACAGTCCTGACGTGGGGCGGGTTTCTTGTAAACGGGTTTCTCGCGGCGTATGGGGGCGGCGTTGCGCCACGGGCGGTCTTCTTTTTCCCAAGGCTCTTTTTCCGCTGCACAGCCCGAGAAGCCGCAGTAATGACAGTTGAACTCGCCTGTTTCAAGGTTGATAGAAAGACTTTTGTCACGTTTGTCGTGACGCTGGTCATGGCACTGTGGGCAGAAAACCTTTCTGTTTCCTGAACGCCCGTAGGGGGCTTTTATCCCGTATCTTTCCCAATTTATGCTCATAATAAAATCCAAGTGTTTGATGATGAATCCCAAGCGTGTCTGTCAGACGGACGGGGTGGGGCTGTAGGAGGTATTATTGCCTTACCTGAACCGTATGTCCTTCGCCCTGAGTTGTCATAGAACTCGCCGACACCGAGTTGAACCTTTGTGACTTTTGAACCGTTCTGAACGCCGCTGCCTTTATCGTTGTCGTAGTTGCCCTCTTGAACCTTTATCCAGTTTGAACCGTTCTCAAAAATCCAATCGAATGTCGCCGTCCACGCCCTTTTGTTGGATTGCCGCCCGGTCAGGAAGTCGGAAGCCTGAACACGCTTGAAGATGTCTTCTGCGGTCTGTATCCAAGTCTCACGGCTTTTGCCCCATTCGTCACAACGGCATTTTATTTTTGTTCGCCTGTTGTCATTGAGTTTTTGAACTTTCGGCAGAGAGACACAGATTGAGTTCCACAAGGCGCATATATCCTGATAAGGATATTTTTCTTTGCTCTCCTTTTCTTTACTTTCCTCTCCTTTAGGGGTTTCTTGCGCAGAAAACCGTTCTTCATCCTGTGTTTTCTCGGAAGAAACTTTCTGTTCAGGCTGTTTCTTGTCTTCAAAACTGGGTTTTGACGGGAGGTTGGTGTTACGGGTTCTGTAAACATCTGAAAGGTTTCTGACAAAATTCGCAATCCATAAAACACGATGTTCGTTCCATAGCTCAATGTCAATTTTGTTTAGATTTATCAAGACGTTGATAATGTCTTTCGCCGTTTCCTCTGTGACACGTGTTTTGGCAAGAAGATACTCCCAATTTGAAGCGTTTGAACAATCATAGAAATGCCCCTCACTTTCCCCGAGAATTTCAAGGAGTTTGAACCAAAACGCATATCCGTCATTCCCGAACTTGTTTTCAAGGATGAAAATCGTGCGCCCGCCCTTGACGAAGTGCGGGAAATAATCAACGGTTTGTTTTTTCGGTCTTGCCATAGCCTGATGGATTTATAGGGTTGTAAGAATTGATTTGCGGAGTTTCTCGTTCCTTGCGTTCCATTCAAAGGAGCGTATCATCCATTGACGGTAATCAAGGGGAATGTCCGCTATTCTGTTCCCCTTATATTTGCCGAAAGGCATGATTTCAATCGGGGCTTCTGCCCGAGCGTCTATCGCCCGTGTGTCTTCACGGGTGTAATGACCGATGTCCGAAATGGGTATGCCTGACAGAAGCCGCCCGCCCGTTCCGAACATTCGCCACATTTTACCCTGCTCAAACGTGATGTCTTCAACACGCCCGAAACGTTCGACATTGCCGCCGAGGTCAACAATCAAAGCGTCCGTTTTCTCGGGGTCAATTCGTGTCGCACGTCCGATAATCTGATAATACAAGGCGATAGAAGCCGTAGAAACGCCTAAAACGATGCAGTCGATACCTGTATAGTCAAAGCCTGTCGAAAGCACTCTGACGTTAAATATGACCCGTATTTCGCCCGCCCTGAAACGTGTGATGACCTGAGAACGTTCCGTCTTATCCATTTCCCCGTAAATCACGGCTGAGTTTGGGTATTTCTTTGAAAGTGTTATAGCGTCCTCAACAGAGGGAACGAAGACAAGAATATGGCGGCGGTCTGAATGTCTGTCAAGGGCTTGAACAATCTGTTCAGATCCTCCGTTCGCATCATACGCCCGCTGAACGCTTTCTTCCGTGTATTCAGATTTTGAACTGTTGAAGACAAGAAGACTGCTGTCGAATCCCGCTGTCTCATATTGAAGCGGAGACCAAAAGCCGAGGCGAACCATTTCAGCCACCTGCCCGACATGAATGATGTCTTTGAAGAAGTTGCCTTTCTTTGAACGGGAGGTCAGCATGACAAGTTTTGAGAAGTTCTGCCCGTCCTTATCCCGGTTCGTTTGCAGCTTCACGGGGGTAGCCGTGATTCCGAGAACGTGGGTTATGCCGCTTTCTTTCAGGAAACGTCCGAGCATACTGTCAGCCTCACGGGGATAAAGGTGCGCTTCATCAATCAACATTTTTGTAAACCCGAGAGACTTGAATTTAGCCCCGAGGCTCTTTATTGAGCCTATCGTGGCGTAAGTTATATGGGCGATGTCCTTTCGCCCGAAACTTGCGCTGTAAATGCCCGCATTCAAGGCGAAATCCCCGCATAGCGAGCAATATTTCAAATAGTTTTGTTCGAGCAACTCTTTCGAGGGTTGAAGAACAATCATTTTATCGTTGCTGTTCTTTGCGACAAAAGCCGTCAGTATTGATTTTCCCCAAGCGGTCGGGAGAACAATCAAACTCGGCTTCGGTTTCTTTTCCGTGAAGAACTGAATAGCCTTGTTTATCGGCTCTGTTTGGTTTTCTCTGAGTGTTATCATATTTGAGAGAATAAAACTCCGTATTTAGGGCTAACCACGCATAACAGCAAGCGTTTGAAAACCTTTCGGATGTTCAACCCATGTACGGAGTTTATATCGTTGTTTAACTGTCTTTTCATTTCGGTTATTGCAAAGATAGGTGATTACATTGTGCTCACTTTAAATCACGAAGATTTTTTTTAAGGCTCTCAGAAAGTTCAGGCTTTGAAAGCGGCTGTTTCGCTTTCAGTTTCTTCACAAGGATATTTGCGAGGCGAACCTTGTTATAAGTCCGGGTGTCCTTTTCTTCAACCTGAACCCCGTCTTTCCATGCTTCGATATAGCTGATTATATCTTCCATTTGCTTATTTGAAATGATATACATAACCGTCTGACCTTTCTTTGTTGATTGAACCTTATTTTAACAGGAAGCGGCGTGCCCCCTGAACCTCCCTTGAGAACTCGGAAGCCATTTCAGGGTGTGCGGCTTTGAAAGCCTTGTCGTCAAACTTCATTGACGGCTTGGGGGCTTTCCATGTGGCGAGCGTCTGACCTCCGTAGCTGATAGCCTCTGCGTCTCCGAAGCCGAGTTTAATGCGTTCTTCCAACTCTGTCTTGATTTCATCAAGTTTATCCATCTCTTTCTTGACTTCTTTCAACTTTTGATAGTCTGAGAAAATAGCGTCATTCACTTCAACGATTTTCCCGTCCGTGTGACGGTTGAATTTCAGCAGAATGTCTTGAACCGATGTCGCTTCGGGTTCTTTCTTCCCTTGAATGTTGTCACGCCAAAACTTTTCAACTTCTTCAACTATCCATGCGTAGAAGTCAGGAACAAAAGACAGGTCTTTATAGCCAAACTCACGTCCTGAACAGAGCCAAGCCAAACTGCCCTCTTTCAATTCTGCAACCCCGAGTTGATATTGAACCTGACAGAACCAATGCTTCGGCAGATCGTCAGAGGAAATTTTCATTTGGGTGGTCTTGCATTCCAAAACACCTTTGTTTGAAGCGTTCTTCTTTTCTCCTGCGAGCCAATATGTACGGTCAGGGCTGACCTGAAGATAGGGGCGTTCATTGTTTCTTATCAGCCAGTCTCCGGCTGATGACTTGATTATTTCACGTCCCGTATCGTCATGCCAAAACTGCGCAACAGCGTCTTCAAGATAATGACCCGCTTTCATTGCGAATGTCTCTGTTTTAGCTTCATCAAGACCTACCTTGCGTCTCCAAAGCTGATAAGGGGTTTCCCACGGGTTCAACCCGAGAATGGTTGCAACCTCACTGCTCCCGATACCTGACTTTCTGTGTTCAAGCCATTCGTTACGGTCTTTCGGTCTGATAATCGTGTAGCTCATTTTCTTTCCTCCTGTTCTTTTGCGTTCAATACTTATTTCATCAAAGAATCAAGCATACTTAGAGAAGCAGCCCTCTTTAACAACTCACGTCCTTGGGGTTGTCTCATGAATCCGGCTAAGGCGTAAACGGCTTCTTCTTCATTTCCCATGATAGACCCGGTTTGACGTGAGCCTTCCCCGTTTTCGTTAGGCTCAGAGGCGATGATAATTACGGCGTGTCTCTTATCAGACTTTTCGATAAACTCTTGCGCTTCATTCTGAAAAGCGTTTACTTTCGATAAAAATTCGCTGTTATTTTTCGTTTCCATAAATTGTTGATATTTGAATGTTAAACATTTGTTGTTACTCACTTGCGGATAAGACAGAAGTCTGCCCAGATGTTGATGAACTGTTTCCCGCAATAAACGGCGAGCGTGTCGCTCTTTAAGCAAAGGCGAGAACCGAAGGTCGCAGTCGCACTCGAGGGGGCGCTAACCGAGCGCGCAAAGGCGAGACCCGCATATCCTGTTTCATAATCGCCTGTGGATATGAGGTGTCGGTCTTTCTTCTCCTGTTCATCCATGTCTTTGATTTCTTTCTGAGTATAGAGCCAAAACCAAGGATAATAACGCCATTCGTCCTCTGTGAATTGAGGCTCCCAGCCCTCGTTCAAGGCGGCGCAGATGATACGGAGTTTCATATAAGCGAGAATGTCTTCTTGGTCGTCAAACTCTTCATGCTTTATCCATGCGGTGTATGCGCTTACAAACGGGTGTTCTTCTCCAAGTTCACGGCAAGCGTCTTCAAAGGTCTTTATTCGCTCTGTTACGGGGCGATTGTCGGCTTTCTGTGCTGTTTTTTCTTTCAACTCGGGGAAAAGAGCGAGAATGACTTCTTTTGCGCTCTCTGAGGCTGTATTTAATGCAGCCAACACGTTTTCTTTCTTGATTTCCATAGATGTATTGTTATTGGGAGATTGAATATTTTCTATTTTTCTTTTTATCATAATTGATTACTTTTTAGATGTTGATGTTTTCTTTGACTTGTCTTCTTTGATTTCACCCGTTTCAGGGTCGATATTGGCTGGGGCTGTTCCTGTTGCTTGTGCGATAGCCACTGCCGCCTTGTCAGCCGCCGAAGCGGTCTTTTTATTGGCTTCTTCTTGTGCTTTGGCTTCAAGTTGTGGTTTGACAAAGGTTTCCTGAACGGTTGTCGTTCCCTCTTTGATAGCGTTCCAAGTGGCTCTAAGTTCAAACAGCTTTTCTTTGTCGATTTCTGCGATAGCCTTAATACCGAGATATTGGCAAATCATGGCTTCCGTCACGCCCGCTTTTGCGAAGTTCGCCAAACAGTTCTTGCGTGATGTCTCAACGTCAATCGCTTGACCGAGCGCAACCTTTTTAACTTCATTGATGACACGTTTCGTAACGGCTTTCGGTATGACCGCCAAGACTGCGTTTCTGAAAGCGATTGAAGCGGCTGCGTTGCCTGTCACAACCTGCATGTCGTCACTGTATGTCTTACCCGTTTTCGTTGTTATCCGGCGGTCAACGGTCTTGCATACGGCGAAGTTTGTTTCAAGGTCATGGCAGACAGCCTGAGCCGTGATTTTACGCCCGTCATTTCCGATGATGAGGGTCTGAACTCTCAGGTTTCCCCAAGCCCCTGCGATGATTTCTGCCATACGGATTGAAAGCCCTTCAATGGTGTTGTCATTACCGTTTGCGTCCTTTCTTCTGAGAACATAGAAGCAGTCTTCTGCCGTTTCCTTATCCATTGTGGCATAGGTGGCGATTTTGTTTAAGACTGTATTCAGGTCACGGGGATATTGCTTCGCCGTGGCAATCTGAATGTCAATTTCTGACCGGGTAATTCCCGCAAGCATTTCAGCTTGTTTGATTTCAATAATGTCATTTTCCATAATGATGAAATTTGATTGTTAATAAAATGATTGATTTAAATTTTATGGGTTGCTAAATATGTTGTAGCCTGACTTTGAATTTCTTCTTCTGTCGGTATGCGCCGTTCAAGCATCCATTCTTCCAATTCAGACTTCTTGAAATATAGTTTGCGGTTTTTCTTGAAGTATGGTATTTGTCGGTTGCTTGTCAGGCGGTAAAGGTGTCCTTTGCTCAATCCCGTGAACAGAATCGTTTCTTCAAAGTCAAGAACCGTTTTTGAACTGATAAGCGTCAACCGTGAAAGGTTGTCTATCTTTTCGTTGAGTTGTTCCAAAGTGATTTCCATATTCAATCCTCCTGCATGTTTATTTCCGGTAAAAGACCCTTTTTTGAGAGCCATTTCCCGCATAGAATACAACCTGAAAAACTTGTTATCGCAAGGGCTTTAATCAGAAAAAAATCGCCCAATGTCATACACACCTCGGGGGCTTCTTCTCCTGCGAGAACCATGAATGAAACCATTCCCCAAAGACCGAGAACGGTCATCAGTCCCCATTGAATAATTTTCTTTTTCATAATGATTTACAGTTTTCGATGTCAAACATTATCGCTTTCAATCCCGTTCTAACGATGTCTTGATATTTAATCAAGAGCTTTTGAAGACGGGCGTTTTCCGTGTTTATGGTCTTGTTAGCCGTTTCAAGGGCTTTGATATACTGTGCATCAGACTGTCCGTTCCGGGAGACTGTAACCTCCGTGACGTGCGGTTCGGGGAAAAGCCATTCAAAAAGTTCTGTTTCTTTGACTGTAACGGTACTCACAGTCTTTGTCGTTCTTTTTGTTGTCACAGTCTTTGACTTTTCTGCCGCCGCTTTGGTCTCGTTTTTTCTCTTTTCAGCTTTGCGCTCCCAATATCTTTCCATGTACTTTTTATTGTACTCGGTCTTGATTTTTTGCGCCTCTTTACTTAGTGCCATTTATACCCCCTTTCTGCGCTTCCAATTTCTTCTCCACACGGCGGCGAATCAAGTAAATAGTTCCTGCGCTGTGTATGTTATATTTTTTCATCAGATGTTCCGTTACGAGTGTCTTGCTTTGTCCCTCAACGGCAATCAGGGCGTTATACTCGTTGTAAATAGCCAAGTCACGGGTTTCCCGTTCTGTTTGGCAAGGTGTCTTAAAAATCATTGTTTCCATATCGTCATTTGTTTGAAATTGCTTTTCTGTATGTCACGTCTTCCATACCATTTGATAGGGATAAAATGCGCATGAGTTCTTCAAGGTCTATTTCCTTGTTGCTTGCTTCGTCATCCTCATTAGGGGTACAGTCAAAGATGTTGTGTTTTTTGACGAAGGCGTAGAGAATGTCTTTCATCAGGCGTTTTTTCTCTTTGTTGAACTGAGACTTGAAGAACGCAACCATGTCGGATATTTCGGCATATTCCAAGTCTGTCAGGTCTATGTAGATTGTCTTCTTTGAAGCATTGTAAGTTGCCCCCTTAAATGCTTCACTCTTACTGCCGAGAACCGATAAAAAGACTTGAATGATAATCGTGCGTTCTTCTTTGTTCCTATACTTGAATGTCCTGCGTGAAGTCTTGTTTTCGCAGATGTCTTCAAGCGTCATACCGTATTTTCTCAGGTGTTCTTCAAGAAGACGGCGGGCGTTCTCTGCCTCCCCACCGCATCCCCGTTCTGCGAGAGCGAGAAGTTTTTTGAGTTTGTCCGTAATTCTTTCCATATCAAAAATTTACTTATCAGTTTATTCCGATTTTATTTATTATTTCGTATATTTGTCCGCATACAAAATTGTATGACGGTGCAAATATAAACAAAGTAATTATTTTGAAAGAATAAATCGAAATTAAATTTATAATTTAACAATAATTATATTTACTAATGGAACATCTTAGACGATTGAAAAAAGTTATAAACTGGCTTATTTTCAAGGAAATAGCGGAAAATGAAAGGGCTTTGGCTGAAACTCTGGGATATACAAAGTCTTCTTTCTCTCAGATTGTTACGGGTAAAGTGCCTCTTTCCGAGAAGTTTATGAAGCGAATTTGTTCCCTTGATGAAAATATAAACTTTGTTTGGCTTCAATCAGGCGAGGGAGAAATGTTCCTTTCTAATAATCTGAACAGTGAAGACAGTGGGGTGGCTGTTCCTAAAGATGTTTGGGAAATTATCAAGCAGCAAGCGGAAAGCCTTTCAGCCCGTGACAAACAAATAGATGAATTAATGGAAATGCTGAAAGAACAGATTCAGGAGAACAAAAAAATCAATGCCCGCCGGGAAGGGAATGCAAGCTCTGCCGTTGCCGTATAGCGGTTGTCGGGAAAAGTGTTTTCAAAATACCTAAATATGGATATGAATAGAAGACTTCAAGATATTATAAAGTATAAGACTGGCGGGAGACAGACCGCCTTTGCTGCCCTTTTGAATTGGTCGCCGCAATATCTGTCTAAACTTCTGAAAGGCGTTGATTTCGGGTTGCAGCCCGTAGTCTCAATCATTGAGGCTTTGCCCGAGATAAACGCCCGTTGGTTCTTGACGGGGCAGGGGGAAATGCTGAGTGATGAGAAACAAGCGGACTTGCGCCGTGAAGCCCTTGAACACGTTTATCAGGTCATGGAACTTGAACGCTTCATTCCCGTTATGACACCCGATGAACTCCGCATGTTTGAACGTCAAGTAAGAGAGGGGGAGAAAGCCGATTTCAGCCCCGACACGCTTCAATCATGGAGGGAACGCCTTAATGTCCGGGAGAGAGAAATTAACACCAAATTTGCAACCGCAGCCGCTAAATCAGATGAATTATGCAGACAGAAGACAGCCAAAAGGTAGTACGCCGTTTTTTTGAGGCTCTTTACCGCTTGAAAGATGACGGGAAGATAAGAGGAAAACAGACTTTTACACGTGAGTTTGATATAAATCGTTGGAATTTGAACAAACTTGAAAAGAACTTGGCAAGTGACATTTTTCAACCCGCTTGGTTGACTTATATAGTGAAAGAATACAAAGTTTCCGCACGCTGGCTTCTGACAGGCGAGGGGGATTTCTATGAAACGAGGACGGGGGCAAAGCCGTGAAGCTGCCCCCGTCTCTTATTCCTTGTTGTCATCAGCCCCGAAAATATCGGGTATCATCGCAACCGCCTCCTGCTTTTTCTTATCAAGGATTTTCGCGTAAATCTGTGTTGTTGAAAGTTCCTTGTGCCCGAGAAGTTTCTGAACCGTGTAGATTTCTGCGCCGAGGTCAAGCATGAGGACAGCGAATGTGTGGCGCCCTGAATGGAACGTGATGTCTTTTGTTATTCCCGCCCTATTTGCCCACATCCTTAACTCAGCTATCATATAGGCACTGTATTTGAAACCGACAAAAACCCGGTCATCAGGTTCACGGCGAATCCCCATGTATTGAACCGCTTGTTTATTGATGTCAAGGTATTCTTGCCCGCCCGTCTTCTTCTGTTTGAAGATTATCCGGGTAAAGTCTCCTTGCTGCTGAACTTCACGCCAACGGAGTTTCTCAATGTCTGATTTGCGAAGACCTGTCAGGCATGAGAACATGAACGCATTTTTCAAGGCTGGGTATTTGCAATGGGCAGCAGCCATAGCCTTGACTTCTTCCAATGTCAGATAACTTCTTTCCGTTTCAGCTTGTTTGAAACCCTCAATGCCACGAAGTGGGTTATGCGGTATTATCCTGTCTTCAAATGCTTGGTTGATACAGGCACGGAGTTTGTTGAAGTAACTGACCTTGCTGTTTTGTGAAAGCGGCTTTGTCACTTCTTCCGTTGTGATAATCTTCCGTTTGTCTCTGCAACGGGCGTTCTTGTCAAGGTGTTCACGAAAACCGATTATCCATTCAGGTGTTATGTCCTTGAATGTGGTGTTAGGCTTGCAATACCGTTCAAGGTGTTTGAGGCAGCTATACCAATTACCCCAGTTTCCCCGGCTCTCGGGGTTGCCGTGACGTTTCTCACACATAGCCCGGTAATAGTCAAGAAAGTTCGTTTCAAGTTTGTAGGCGGCGTTAAAACCGTATTCTCCGTTTTGAAGTTCAACAACCCGCTTGGCTTTTATCGCCTCGGCGAGTTGAAGCGTCTGACGGTTCTTCTCCTTATCCTTTCTGTTCGTTTCAGGGATAAGATAGAGTTTCAAGTATTCATAAGACCTTTTCCCGTTCAGGTAGATGTCGAGGTATAACGTGATATTCCCCGAAGCGGTCTTTCTCTGTCTGAGCCTTATCGGTTCTTTCGATTTTCCCATAATTTTTGTTGCTTTTGTTGCTGTTTTCGATACGAGCAACAAAATAACAACAAAAAAATAATAAAACGGGTATAATCAGAGAAAAATTTTATATCGGTTTATATGGTATGTAAAACATTGATTGATTAACTGTTATCTATCATTGATTACACCCGTTTTGTATGCCTTTTGCTTTCCGTTTTACTTACTTTACTTTCCGACGCAGCATATTATATTGGCTGATTATCAGTAGTTTACAGCTTAAAAGATAGACCGCTCAAAAATTTACTTGTTTTTTCGTCAAAAATCGAAGATTTAACACTTTTCTTCGTTGCCAATCTCAAAACAGAGGGAAAATGGGGAAAATTACCCTCTTTTGCCCCGAAACCTCCGGTTCGCAAAGATAAGGCATATCGGGGATAAATTCGCCGATTCGGGCTGCAAAATGAAAGACGGATTCACGGATTTTTGGATTGCCTTTTGTGGCTTGGCAAGGAGTGAATCTTGTTTTGCTTTGAGTTGTATTTTGCTCAATCTACACACTTAGGTTACTCATATTTTGCAGCCAAAAGAGAAAGTCTGTAGGTCTGGTTCGGCTTGGTCTTGGCGAAGCCATTTCTTTTTCTCCCTTTGTTAGCTTTACTTTAATGCACGTATATATGAATACGGAGATAAAGTAAAGTTGGTTTCGGTGATTTATGCTGTGATTCGCTTGAAAAAATGTCGTATAATGGGAGTGATTCGTTGGAAAAGGTGTAACGAATCCGATTTATTCGCTTGAAAAAGTGTAGAGCTGTTATATTGTGCTTGTCTGAGCCTTCATAATTTACAACTCAAAATCTCTGTAAATTATACCTTATCTGATATAATATCGAATATTTGTACCAACTTTATACCCGGAAAGGTATAAAGAGATTCTGCGTCATCAAACTGAATAACATTCAAAGGTATAATTCTATGGATATATTAAGTCTCACCAAAGTAACATCATCGTTCATCCTAACTTTAATAGAAAGAGACGATGGACAAAAGAAACAAATTTTGGAGACGCCAACAAATGGCTCGTGTGTTTAAGGCTCGCATGATTCTTTATGCCGCTTATGGTCATTGCATCATTCGTGAGGATGGAAGCTATTATGAGCATCCCCGTTGGTTTGAATTGGCAAAAGAGAAATGGGCACAAGTTTACAAAACAACAGGTACTCCGTGTAGCTGTTGGATGTGCAGGGGATTCGAATATGACCGCAAGGAGTATAAGAAAGAGACTCGGCGGATTATTCGGGAATCAATGGAGTGAGCTAAATGATAAGGAACTGAATCTGTGTATTAATTGCATAGGTTCAGTTTTTATTATGCGGCATATAGGCAAAAGGTTACGTGGATTTTCTCAGAAAGCGATGTGTGATATGGAATTTATTTGCTAATTTTGCGCTGAGTTTGAAACGATATAAAAACTAACAATGCAAAGAAATAGCATGAACATATTATCGAAGGTCACAATTTGGGGTAACAAACGCCCTGAATCTGTACTGTGTGTTCATGTCTTTGGCATTGAACCTTGTATTATAAATACTTTCCAACGAAGAACATAGCATGGTGTAGTTTATTCTACCCCTGATTGAAAATATAAACTGAATAGTTGGAGAGTCTTTACCGAACTTTCCAACTATTTTGTTTTTATACCCATTTGTGACAGTTATCTTACGATGCTTTTCTGTCATTTCCGTCTGATGGGTGATTGACAAACAGATTATTAACGTGCAGCGATGCACATAAATTGAGAAGAAATGAATTATAAATTTGATGGCAGTAAGGTATTTTTTACATCTGATACCCACTTTTATCACGGAAATATCATTCGTTTCTGCAACAGACCTTTTGAGGATGTGGAAATGATGAATGAAACGATTATCTCCAATTGGAATAATACAGTTGGCTTGGATGATACTGTTTTTCACTTGGGTGATTTCTGTCTGGGCGGTTCAGCTGAATGGACTAAAATTCTTGATAGATTGAATGGCAAGATATATCTGATTCTCGGCAACCATGATTTAAAGAACTTGAGGCAGGGGTATGTCGATAGGTTTGAGCATGTGACCATGCAGATGCATATAGAAGTGGATAAACAGAAGATATATTTGAATCACTATCCGTTTCTGTGCTTTGATGGCGGCTATAAAGATGTATGGCAACTGTTCGGCCATGTGCATACGAGGAAGAATAACACTGGAATTGATGCAGCCCGGCTTCAGTATCTCTATCCTACACAATATGACGTAGGTGTTGATAACAACAACTTTATGCCGGTTTCATTTGCACAGATGAAGATAATTATTGAAAAACAAGTTGAACAATTAAAAATGAAAGAGCAATGAAGATACAATACATGAGCGATTTACATCTGGAGTTCAGGGAGAACAGCAGATATTTAAAGCATAATGAATTACCTGTTACCGGTGACGTGCTGGTTTTGGCTGGAGATATATTCTATCTTAGGGATAGAATAGCTCCTATGATGAAATTCTGGAAATGGGCTTCGGATAATTACAGGCAGGTTCTGATTGTTCCCGGCAATCACGAATACTATAATTATTCGGACGTGATGGAACGAGGGCTACAATGGAAGTGGATGTTCCGTGAGAATGTAGGGTTCTATCAGAATCAGGTAATCCGTATCGATGATACCGATTTTGTCCTGAGTACGCTATGGTCACGGATTAACCCGAATGACGAGTATTTCGTGTGGAAAGGTATGAATGACTTTCGCCAAATCAAATTTGACGGAAAATTGCTACAGGTAGAGGAATTCAATCGGATGCATGAGACCTGTATTGATTTTATCCGGAAAAGTGTCGAAGAGAGCACGGCTGGTCATATTGTGGTGGTTACTCATCATTTGCCTACTTTGGAGGTGATTGATCCACAGCACAAGAACTCCGTACTGAATAGTGCATTTGCTAGCGAATATGGTGATTGGATTGCCAACAGTCGGATAGATATTTGGATTTATGGACATTCACATACCAATATAGACACAGAGATTGGTAGTACAAAAGTAATCTGTAATCAGATGGGATATATTTTTGCGAATGAGCACATTGTGAATGGGTTTGATCCGAAAAAGCATGTTGAAATTTAATGAGCATTAAGCAATGGATGAAAGAATAATAGATAGAAAACTCTTTATTGATTTGGCAAATGAGGTTGGCTTGAACGCTTCGCATATAGAAGCAATGGGTGAAATGCGTCATTGTGAAATCACAGTTAGCGGCAATATGCTGGAACGTCTAGTTGAAATTCAGCATCAGTTCGAGCAACTTACCGTAATGGGGGATGATGAATACCGTGGCTTCTACATTGTGGTACCGCGACCCACTCCAGAGGAATGGGGTGATGTCGAGGAACTGATTGCTTCGGGAGAGTATCAAAGCAAAGAAGCCTTCCTTGCGGACTGGCTTGCGTTCAATCCAACGGAAACGCAGTGGTTTCATGTTACCTCTTATAAATACGAAGAGTTCCGGTCGATTCGCATTACAGACCGAAAACATGCGCATTTCGTCATAACAAATCGCTCCTCTTGTGCCGACGGAGAATCAGATGACGGATGGTATCAGGATTCCCTTGCCCGACTTTTCTGCTATTTGCAGAGGCTGGTTGATGTTATTGTTGCAAATCCTGATGGGTTCAACGACTATGTGGCGCACAATCTGCCGTGCCAGCAACGGATTGGGCGGATTGCACGAAAGGAACTCAATAGGATAGCTCCGAGCTTTAAGATTAATGTGGAAGATCGGGAAACAGCGATAAAGGCTTTGGAGGATTCTGCGAAGGAACATTCCGCACTTCATCTGAAGACTATGACCATTCGGCAATATTGCACATATTATCGTATCGCTAACGAGGCTTATGAGGCATACTACCGGAAGCGAAGTATTGGAAACCGTCTCTACGAAGAACAACCGAATATCCCGGAAGAACTGCGAGATGTAGTCTATTACAAACGAGTGAAATTCGTAGATGTAGATAAACTCTATGACATTGACAGCCCGGAGGATTTTATACGGTTTGCAACAGACCACTATGGCGAGTTGGGGTTTTCGCGCTTGAACATCATTGCATCGAAGGTGCCACAGCAGGGTTGGATGATAGTTGTTTCTAATAGCTACTCGGCAAATGTCGAGCTGGCCATTGAGGTTGCCACTGCTCTATATAAGGTCGGAGTGCCATTATTGATTCGTGATGCCGAGAAACTTTTGAGGATTCTGCGCGAAGAAGATTATGTGCGGTTAATTCCTAATACGTACCATAACTATATGGGTTATCAGGAAGAAGGTACTGTTTACGAACTGCCGTGGGAATACGAATGCTCAGACGATAGTGAATCGGATTTGACTTTGGAGCAATACAATGCGATTGTTTCTCTTGCGGAATGGCAGGATGAAGAATTGGTGAAGCCCATCGAGTGATGCTTAAATTGAAGAAGCTGGCTTTTATCTTGGAAATAATCATAGATAAAGGTAGAAGTCTGCTTCTTTGAAATCTCTATTTTGGTAGCAAAATCAGTATTTAATAGTCGTATCTTTTGAATTTGTGATTTTTGCGTCCGCAATACATCATTAAATAGATATAAAGTAGTATCTTTGCATATTATATGATGAGTTAATATGACAAAGAATACAATGGGAACCAAGTTGCCCCGAAAGTTGGAGCAGAAAATGTCAGTTGTGGGAGAGCAGATTAAACTGGCTCGCTTGCGCAGGAATTTGAGCGTAGCTCAGGTGGCAGAACGTGCCACCTGTTCTCCGTTGACTGTGTCCCGAATAGAGAAAGGTGCGCCGACTGTGGCAATCGGAATTTATTTGCGAGTGCTCTATGCTCTGCAACTGGACGATGATATTCTGTGGCTAGCCAAAGAAGATAAATTGGGAAAAGCCTTGCAGGATTTGAGTTTGAAGACAAGGGAACGTGCCTCAAAAAAGGAGTAAACGATGAAGATGTTATATGTTTATGCCGATTTTGACTGGCTCAACGAGACAGAACTCGTTGGCGAGTTAGGCTATGAATCTCTTCGTGGCTCGGACAGCTATTGCTTTACCTTCAGCGATGAATGGCTGAAGAAACACGGAGATTTATTTCTGAGTGATGACCTCAATAATTATCCGGGACAGCAATATACGCAACCGGAGAAAGATATATTCGGATGTTTCTCGGATGCTTTGCCGGATCGTTGGGGACGAACGCTGTTGTTGCGACGTGAGCAGATTGCTGCGATGGAAGAGGGGCGACCGGTACGGAGACTATCTTCTTTCGATTTTTTGACTGGTATCGATGACTTTTCCCGAATGGGTGCTTTCCGTTTCAAGGAGTTAAAAGACGGAGGATTTATAAATGTAAGTGAGTTGTTGAAAATCCCACCTCTGGCGGATATAAGGGAGTTGATTGCGGCCAGTGCGGAAATTGAGAAAAGTGAAGAGGGGAATGTCCTGCCTGACAGGAAATGGGTTGCCCAACTCGTGCAGCCCGGTTCTTCATTGGGAGGTGCAAGACCTAAAGCCAGTGTGATAGACACGGATAAAACGCTTTATATAGCCAAGTTCCCTTCTCGCAAGGATGATTATGATGCCGGACTTTGGGAGCATTTCAGTCACCTTCTTGCTGCAAAAGCCGGTATAAATGCCGCAAAGACCAAAGTGCTGGCAACAGGAAAGAAATATCACACGTTGCTTTCTCAACGCTTCGACAGAACCCAAGAGGGGAAACGGATTCACTTTGCTTCTGCAATGACTTTATTGGGACTCAATGACGGTGACAATGCAACTACAGGGCATGGTTATCTGGATATAGTCGATTTCATAATCCAGAACTGCACGAATGTGGAAGAGAATCTGCAGGAACTCTATCGCCGTGTGGCTTTCAATATCTGCATTGGTAATAGCGATGATCATTTCCGTAATCATGGTTTTCTTTTGACTGCAAAAGGTTGGACGCTTTCTCCTGCATATGACATGAACCCTACTTTGAATGAGTATCAGAGTCTGCTTGTCTCATCAACCTCCAATAAGGCAGAACTGGGTATTTTGCTGGATGCTTGCGAAGACTATATGCTAAACCGTACAACAGCAGAAAAGATTGTTGTTGAGGTAACTGAAGCTATAAAAGGATGGCGAGAATTGGCAACACGATTGGGGATTTCCAAGAGAGAGATGGATATGTTTGCCGGAGTGTTGGATGAGCGATGTAAGATGGAGTAGTTTCAGTTAGATGAGTTTATAATTGTAATAATGATTTTGCATAACAATAATTTAACATTGTAAAAAGATTAAAAAAATGAAACATATATCTGTTCGAGTACCTTGGCACGACAATGGTTGGAATTCGCATGTATGTGCAAATCCTCGTTGTAATACATTCTGTAAACAACTACCTAATATTGTCAACTCAAAAGTAGATTGTGAGCAGTTGTCGTGTGGAATCGACTGGTCTAAATTAACTACAAAAGAACGTCCTGCTTGTGCTGGAGAGAATGGGGGATTCATGAATTACAAGGCTTATGAGCGTGAATTTATTCACATATATGCTTGGAATTCAGACAATCCACATTCTAAGTTATTACCTACAAAAGTAATGATACCAGCTTATTCAGCTCTTGGAATACCATTCCGTTACTTGAATATGGATGCACAGAAAGACCTTAGCAAGGAGCATCCTGAATTTCGCCCTGCCGAAAGTGCACCTTTCGGTTCGGCTTGGGTTTATAATCCTGAGCGATTGTATGATGTGCTTAAATGGTTCAGCTCAGAGATAACCGAGGAATCGATATGCGTCTTTTATTGTAAGAAAGGCAATCCGATTGACGATGAAGGTTTACGAATGATTGTGGGAATGGGGGATATAGTAAAAAATTGTGGTGTTCAAGACTACGAAACAACTGCCGATTATACATATCCCTTATGGGAGATAATGTTCTCTCATTCCATTCGCCCAGACCTGAAAGAATCTCGCGGCTTCATTCTCCCCTATAAAGAATATCTGGAGTTGGATGAGAATATATTCCAAGGGAAGGGTCTGTCAAAGATACAGGCTCTTGATGAGATCAAATTATCGCTGGATAAATTTGACAGTAGCGGAAAGATATTTGATGAACTATCATATGGTTGTGATTTTATAAGCAATCATTCAATGCTATTGATTCTTGAAGCTGCTCGGCGTTCGTTGGAGGCAGTAATTCGACATGGCTTGGCTGGCTCAATCGAGGGATGGCAATGTCAACTCAGGTGGATTGATGCCCGTATTGAGCATGTCAAGAAACAAATCACTCCCTTCCCTTCATTCGCTTCAGCACTTAAAGCGCTGGGAATAGATTATGGCAATCTGATTGAAAGCGACCTGCGAAAAAAAGGATGTGGACCGAAAGACAATCCCTGGGGGCATTTTGAAAAGTTGCTAAATAAGGAAATCAAAGTTGATAGTGCTGTTTACAACTCGTCTCTTCCTACGTATCGAATAAGTTGGGAGGGCCAAACAAGTAATGTACGTGAGCGTCTTATCACTTTATCCAGATTTGAACTTGAATCCGATGTTATTGAGCATTTTATAGATGATGTAGAGTCTGATATACTAAGCAATCCATACCTCATCAGCGAATGGTGCGCTCGGAATTTTATAGAGAAAGTTTCAACGCGTACAATTGATCTTGGAGCCTTCCCCGACCCAACAATTCAGGGTGATAATGTTCCAGTGCCTCCGTTCGCAGCGGAGTCCATTTTGGATACTCGACGCCTTAGATCATTAGTCGTTGAAAGGCTTTATTCCGTTCTAACAGATGGTGATACCCTTGTGTCAATAAAAGAGATGGAGGACTATCTGCGCGACATAATGACGGAAGAAGACAAAGCTCGCCTCCCGAAAAACATACTTCTCACACATCGCCAGTTTTTTGAAGTATCCTTCGATTATGTTCCTGATGAGAACCCTACTGCTATCCAACTCAAGGAATATTATCAAATGGAGGAGTTTCTTCGGAAAGTGCTACGAGAAAGAGCAAAGAGAGATGTTAAGAAGCCTACCGGTGAGGACTGGCTATCCCTCGCTATGTCAGACAAGAATTATGATCCTACAAACGAGCGCAGTCAACAGGCTACTGAGCAGCAGGCCAAAGCTCTTGAAATGATGGACAAAAAGCGCCTTTCAGTTCTCACGGGAGGCGCAGGTACCGGTAAGACTACCGTAGTGAGATCCTTTCTCTGTTCTGACAAGATAAAAGCAGAAGGCGTTCTGCTGCTGGCTCCCACTGGAAAGGCGAGAGTAAGGCTCAGTAATATGGCCGAAAATGTGAGTTCAAAAACCGTAGCTCAGTTTCTTGCCAGTCTCGGCGCCTTCGATTTTGAAAACATGAAACCGCGTCTAACTGAAGACTCGCGCAAATACTCACGTGCTAAGAATATAATCATTGATGAATGTTCGATGCTAACTACCGACACGTTTCATGCGCTTATTATGTCGCTTGACCTGAAGTTCATAAACCGAATAATACTTATCGGAGACCCCTATCAGCTACCTCCGATAGGTCCGGGCAGGGCTTTCTCGGATTTATGCCATTATCTTAATTGTGATGACGCGGACGCCAATCTGAAATCTGCCATTACCTATCTCCGCACCGTTGTGCGCACAATAGCCAGTGGAGATTCAGATGTCTTGACTTTGGCCTCTTGGTTCAGTGGAAACAAACCGGAGAAATTTGCCGATGAAATATTTTGGAAAATCGAAAGCAAGAATCTCAAAGGCGATCTTTCAGTTTATTACTGGAACGATGAAAAGGATCTGCCTCAAATCCTTAGGGATGCAATTTGCAAGGAACTCGCTTGTTCCGATGTCGAACTGCCAGAATCCTTGAAGCAAAAAATAGGTATTGACGACTTAAAATCGCTTGAGTCAGATCCGGCAGCGCTCGAAAATCTTCAGATTCTTGCTCCAGTAATAAATCCCGCATGGGGTACATATCAACTGAATTCCTATCTTCAGTCATGGGTTGGAAATAATATCAATCGCAAAGGGGATTATCAGGAAATCGGAACCCAGAAGATATATAAGAATGATAAAGTCATTCAACTTCAAAATATATTACGAGAATCCTATCCATCAAAAGAAAAATATCCTCTCTCCAATGGCCAGATAGGCTTTGTTAAGTCTATAAATAAAGGACATATCAATGTTATGTATGTTGGCATACCTCATGAAACCTTCGGCTTCAGGGGAGATAAAGGGGAAGACCAGGATGCTGCTATTGAGCTTGCATACGCTATTACAATCCATAAAAGTCAGGGCAGCGATTTTGATACGGTTTTTGTGGTATTGCCCAAAACCGGCCGCATTTTAAGTCGTGAGTTGATATATACAGCTCTTACCAGAGCAAAGAAGCGTGTAGTCCTGCTTGTTCAAGATTCTATTGGTTGGTTGAGAGAATTTACTAAACCACAAGCCTCAGTGCTCGCGCGACGAAATACCAATCTATTTGACTATTCCGTTCGAGCCGAACGTCTTAATATTCCTTATGTTGAGGGCCTGATTCATGGAACAGCCAAGAAAGGTCTGTTTGTGCGTAGCAAGTCAGAAGTTGTAATTGTAAACCAATTGGTAAATGCTGGGGTGGAATTTGAGTACGAGCAACTACTGGAAGAAAATGGCCACCGATGCATTCCCGACTTTTCCTTTGAAACCCCATGGGGTGATAGAATCATCTGGGAACATCTGGGAATGCTTGTCGTTCCGGAATACAAGGCTTCATGGGAGCGTAAACTAAAATTCTACGAGGAAATAGGTTATACCCTCGGAGAAAATCTTTTCACGACTTGCGATCATGAAAATGGTGCAATAATGACCGAAGAGGTGGAAGACGTCATCAGAAAAATCAAGGAGCAGTTATGAATCAGGAGGAGGAATTATATTTCAAGGTACTCAGTAAACAAGGTCGGGAGGCTTGGACAATCTTCAAGAATCCTATGTATCGTGGAGCATTGGAAATCGCCCAGAATCTTTATAAAGACAAAGCACATTTTGTGTATGAGTTACTTCATAATGCCGATAACCAAGGCGCTACCCATTTCTCAATGAGGACAAAAAGCCGGAACAAGTTGAATTTGATGTGATGGCAGAATCGCTCGATAAAAAGTATCTGCTGGTTGACGAATGCAAATGGACAACCCAAGAGAATGGCAAACAACTGACAGGCGAACTTCTCCGTAAAGCTAATTTGTTACTATTTATCAAGAACTACACCATCGTTCCGGTGCTGTTTCTTAAGAGTGCTCCGAAAGATGATGCTGGGAATGCAATGTTGCCAGAAGATGTTATTGAGTTAATGAAATAAAAGGATATAACAATTCACGACTTAAAGATGCTAGATTTTAGAAAACAATTTCAGGAAATTATAGAGCAATCCTATATTCCGTTCAATATAGATAAAGCTGCAACTTCAGATGTATGGAGTAATATTTACAAATTGATACTTCCTAATATTCCAGAAAAACTTTTTAGATATCGTAAAATAGACGATAAAGGTTATACTATTGAATCATTAAAATCCGGAACTATTTCATTATGCCATGCAGGAATGTTTCCGGATAAGTATGATTCATATTTATATATAGATCAAGACAAAATTCGCGAAGATTTAAAAAAGGCATTAAAGGATGCATTGCGCATAACATTGTCGCATATAACCCAGAAATCCTCTGATATAAGGGCAGAAAAGGCAACGCAAATATGTTACTACAGAGAGTGTGGATATACGGATGAACAAATTATAGATAAAATATTGACAGATGAATATATGGATTTTTGTAACAACATTGGGTCTGCGATAAAAAAGCAAGAGTCGCGTTTTAGAAATCCGAGAAATAGTGCAAAAATAGCATGTTTTACAGAAAGTGTACAGTCAAAATATATGTGGGATAGATATGCTGATGGGTATAAGGGATTTGCATTAGAATACGATCTTAGAAAATGTATTTTTAAATATAACTCATTGGGAATGGATGTAAATCTCTTTCCTGTGATTTATACTGAATTAAGACCTGACGTTACATTGGATGAGGGAAATATTCATACTTACGAGTATTTTAAGCAAGTTGGAGATAAAAATTGGTTGAACTTTTTGTCTTCCATGATATCAGTCAATCAATTATATTGGTATCGATCTTATCTTTATAAGGACCAAAAAGAATACGAACATGAACATGAATGGAGAATGCTGTATTATAACTTAGAGGATGAGAATAATTATGCATCAATTCCAGATGTCGGATGTTTGAATGCAATTTATTATGGTCCAGATATAATCCCAAAGGATAAGGATGAATTACATCTGATTGCAGTTGAAAAAGGACTGAAAGAGTATGATGTTGCTCTTGATGCTGGTAGCCGTAGATATGATTTAAGGATAACAGCAATTAAATAGGAATATTCTTTGCTCAAAAAAAATCAATCAACAACCTGAAAGTTGTGTCATCTCGATTATTTATACTACCTTTGCCTACAGAGTAAGGCAAAGGTATTTTTTGATGTATACAATGGCTGAAAAACAGATAGACACGGTTTTAGGATTGGTTGAAGGAACGGAGGAGAATAAAGACGAAAAGTGGATGTGTCATTCGCAAGCTATCGCTGCAACTATGTCAAACCGAATGGAGGAACTTGGTATGACACAACGAGCGTTGGCCGAGAAGATGAATTGCACTCAGCAATATGTCTCCAAGGTGTTGAAAGGTCGCGAGAATCTGTCATTAGAAACCTTGTGCAAGATAGAAAATGCATTAGGTATCAGAATACTGCAAGCCGGAATAGATAAGTAATAACACCATAACAGGGCGCAAGAATATGTCAATACAGAGCGAAGCGGCGTTGGAAGCCGGACTGATAGCCACACTTCGGCAAATGGACTACGAGTATGTTCAGATTACCGAAGAAGATAATCTTTATGCCAATTTCAAGCGGCAGTTGGAAATTCACAACAAGAAACAACTGGCGGAAGTTGGCCGTAACTCATTTACGGATGAAGAGTTCGAGAAGATATTAATCTATCTGGAAGGTGGTACTCGCTTTGAAAAAGCAAAGAAGCTTCGCGACCTATATCCTCTTGATACGGCTAACGGACAGCGCATTTGGGTAGAGTTTCTTAATCGTACCCAATGGTGTCAGAACGAATTTCAGGTTTCGAGCCAAATTACGGTGGAGGGACGAAAGAAGTGTCGCTATGATGTGACGATTCTTATCAATGGTCTCCCTTTAGTTCAGATTGAATTGAAACGTCGGGGAGTAGAACTCAAACAGGCATACAATCAGATTCAACGCTATCATAAGACATCCTTTCATGGGTTGTTCGATTATATTCAGTTGTTTGTCATCTCCAATGGTGTGAACACTCGTTATTTCGCCAATAATCCCAATGGCGGATATAAATTTACATTCAACTGGACGGATGCGGCAAACCTGCCATTCAATGAACTGGATAAGTTTGCTGTGTTTTTCTTGGAAAAGTGTACGCTCGGTAAGATTATCGGAAAGTACATCGTATTACATGAAGGTGATAAATGCTTGATGGTGTTGCGCCCATACCAGTTCTATGCAGTAGAAAAGATATTGGATCGAGTGCAGAACTCCAATGATAACGGTTATATTTGGCATACAACAGGGGCAGGAAAGACTTTGACTTCATTCAAAACTGCGCAACTCGTTTCGGAGTTAGATGATGTAGATAAGGTAATGTTCGTTGTCGACCGCCATGACCTTGATACACAAACACAGTCGGAATATGAAGCCTTTGAACCGGGAGCCGTTGACGGTACGGACAATACGGACGAGTTGGTAAAACGTCTGCATAGCAACTCCAAGATTATCATTACCACTATTCAGAAACTCAATGCAGCCGTAAGCAAGACATGGTATAGCAGCAAAATAGATTCGATACGCCATTCTCGTATCGTGATGATATTCGATGAGTGCCATCGTAGCCATTTCGGGGAGAGTCATAAGAAGATTATGCAATTCTTCGATAATGCCCAGATATTCGGATTTACCGGAACTCCAATATTTACAGAGAATGCAGTTGATGGTCATACGACCAAAGAGGTGTTCGGCAACTGCCTGCATCGCTATCTGATTAAGGATGCCATTGCTGATGAGAATGTTCTCGGTTTTCTTGTGGAATACTATCATGGCAGTGAGGAGGTGCAGAACGGCAGTACCAATCGCATGACGGAAATAGCCCAATTCATCCTTAATAATTTCAATAAGTCAACATTTGACGGAGAGTTCGATGCGCTGTTTGCCGTGCAGTCAGTGCCGATGCTTATCCGTTATTACAAGATATTCAAGGAACTGAATCCTAAGATTCGTATAGGTGCAGTATTTACCTATGCAGCCAATGGAAGTCAGGATGATGAACTGACAGGAATGGGTACAGGTTCTTATCTGAATGACAGTGCAGGCGAAGTCGATGAGCTGCAAGCCATCATGGATGACTATAACGAAATGTTCGGCACATCGTTTACGACTGAGAACTTCCGTGCATATTACGATGACATCAACCTGCGCATGAAAAAGAAGCGAGCCGATATGAAGCCGCTTGATCTTTGCCTTGTTGTCGGAATGTTCCTTACCGGTTTTGACAGCAAGAAACTTAATACGCTCTATGTAGATAAGAACATGGAATACCACGGCTTGTTGCAGGCATTTAGCCGGACGAACCGTGTGCTGAACGAAAAGAAACGCTTCGGAAAGATTGTATGTTTCCGTGATTTGAAGAGCAATGTGGATGCTGCTATCAAATTATTCAGTAACAGCAACAATCCGGAAGAAATAGTGCGACCTCCGTTTGAAGAAATCAAACAGGAATACAAGGAACTTGCATCCGATTTTCTGAAGAAATACCCGGACACAAACTGCATAGACCTTTTGCAGAGCGAAACGGCTAAGAAAGAGTTTGTTTTGGCATTTCGTGATATTATCCGTAAACACGCAGAGATTCAAATATATGAGGATTATAGCGAAGAAGCTGATGATCTCGGCATGACGGAACAGCAGTTTATGGATTTCAGGAGTAAGTATCTTGATATCCATGATACTTTTGCACTCGTTGATCCAGCACCGTCACCCAAACCGGATGATGATACAGATGTTCCGGATGACGGAGACTTCGGTGATGTGGATTTCTGCCTTGAACTCCTACATAGCGACATTATCAATGTGGCATATATCCTTGAACTCATTGCAGAACTTGACCCATATAGTGCCGATTACGCAGAACGCCGTCAGAATATCATTGATACGATGATTAAAGACGCAGAAATGCGCAGCAAAGCCAAACTTATCGATGGTTTCATTCAAAAGAATGTGGATGACGATAAGGAAAACTTCATGATTCAGCGAGACAAAGCTGACGGTACAAGCGATTTGGAAGAACGGTTGAACCACTATATTGCCGTTGAGCGAGAAAATGCCGTCAACTCATTGGCTGAGGAAGAGGAAATATCGTCATCGGTATTGAATCACTTCCTCAAAGAATATGACTACCTGCAAAAAGAGCAGCCGGAAATCATACAAAAAGCATTGAAAGAGAAGCATCTCGGATTGATAAAGACGAGAAAGGCGTTGACGAGGATTTTAGACAGATTGCGTAATATCATACGCACTTTCAGTTGGGATTAAAAGAAATACTGATATGGTAAAGACAAATGAACCCGGATATGTGTATATCTTGACTAATCCAAGTTTTCGTGAGGATTGGGTCAAGATCGGTAAAAGTGCGCGGCCTGTAGATATACGTTCCAAGGAACTTGACAACACGGCTGTTCCGTTGCCTTTTGAGATTTATGCAACCATTCAGACGGTCAAATATAACGATGTTGAAAAGCATGTACACAAGACTATTGATCGGTTGACGGATTTGCGTATTCGTCAGAATCGGGAGTTTTTCAATGTGCCGCCACAAATAGCTTTGGATATATTCAATGACATAGCCAAGATGATTGATGATGCGGTTGTTACGGTCTATGTAGATAATAAACCGGTTTGCCATAACGAAAAAGATTCATTGCCTGTCGTGCAGAAGCGAACCGTAAAGCGAGGTCGTTTCAAATTCAGCATGGTCGGTATTAAAATAGGGGAATGCGTTACCTTTATTCCTACGGATACGGAAGTCAAGGTGGCAAGCGATGATTCCGTTGAATACGAAGGTCGTATTTATAAATTGTCCCCTTTTGTCGGTACGTTTATGCCGGAAGAGAAACGGAATACATCGGGTGCATATCAAGGGGCAAAATATTTCTCATATAAAGGGAAAGTGCTAGATGACCTGAGAAGTATAATAGAGAGCAATATACCATTGCCGGAAAGTGATGTAAACAAGATAATATAGAGCAATAAAGATATGAGCGAAGAACTGCAACAGAAACTCCGTGACCAGCTTTGGGAGGTCGCAAACCGTTTGCGTGGCAATATGTCGGCAAGCGATTTTATGTATTTTACCTTGGGATTCATTTTCTACAAATACCTGTCGGAGAAGATAGAAACATACGCTAACAGTGCGTTGGATGATGATGAAGTTACATTCAAGGAATTATGGGAAATGACCGATTCGGATGCACCGGAATTGCAGGAAGAGGTTAAGAACCAGTGCTTGGAAAATATAGGCTACTTCATTGAACCGAAGTTCTTGTTTTCGTCCGTAATTGAGGCTATCAAGCGGAAAGAAAATGTTCTTCCTATGTTGGAACGCTCGTTGAAGCGTATAGAAGACAGCACTTTGGGACAGGATAGTGAAGAGGATTTTGGCGGATTGTTCTCGGACATTGATTTGGCTTCGCCTAAATTGGGAAAAACAGCAGATGATAAAAACACGCTCGTCAGCAATGTGCTTCTTGCATTGGACGATATTGACTTTGGTGTAGAGGCCTCGCAAGAAATTGATATTTTGGGCGATGCTTACGAATATATGATTAGCCAGTTTGCAGCCGGCGCAGGCAAGAAAGCCGGTGAGTTCTATACTCCGCAAGAGGTCAGCCGCATATTGGCGGAGATTGTTACTCTTGGGCATAACCGTTTGCGTAATGTTTACGACCCTACTTGCGGTAGTGGTTCACTATTGCTCCGTGCAGCAAGTATCGGTAAGGCGGCATATATCTATGGACAGGAGAAAAATCCGACTACTTACAACCTTGCCCGAATGAATATGTTGCTGCACGGTATCCGATTCAGCAGCTTCAAAATAGAGAATGGCGATACGCTTGAATGGGACGCATTCGATGATATGCAGTTCGATGCAGTGGTTGCAAATCCTCCGTTCTCTGCCGAATGGAGTGCTGCCGACAAATTCAACAACGACGACCGTTTCAGTAAAGCAGGACGACTTGCACCTAAGAAAACAGCCGACTATGCTTTTATTCTGCATATGGTTCATCACCTCAATGAAGGTGGTACGATGGCTTGCGTTGCTCCGCACGGAGTTCTGTTTCGAGGGAATGCAGAGGGTGTTATACGCCGCTTCCTGATAGAGAAGAAAAACTATATCGATGCTATTATCGGTTTGCCAGCCAATATATTCTATGGTACAAGTATTCCGACCTGTATTCTCGTATTGAAGAAATGCCGTAAGGAAGACGATAATATCTTGTTCATTGATGCCAGCAAAGAGTTTGAAAAGGTCAAGACCCAGAACAAACTCCGCCCTCAGCATATACAGAAGATTGTAGAAACCTATCGTGACCGCAAGGAAATTGAAAAGTACAGTCATCTTGCTACGTTGCAGGAGGTTGCCGAAAATGACTATAATTTGAATATTCCTCGCTATGTCGATACTTTTGAGGAAGAAGAGCCTATTGACATCAAAGCAGTCATGGCTGAAATAAAGGAATTGGAAGCCAAGCGAGCCGAACTGGATAAGGAAATAGAAGGCTATTTGAAAGAATTGGGACTGGTTGAATAATTACACTATGGCAGAGATAGACAACATCCCCGAAATGCGTCCATCATTCGACAATATACGCCGTCAGGATGAGGGCGGAAACGAATACTGGAGTTCTCGCGACCTGTGCGCTGCTATGGGCTATTCGGCTTATTGGAAATTCCAAAGAGTCATAGACAAGGCTATCAAGGTGGCAGGTGAAAAAGGAATGAATGTAGACGACCATTTCAACCAAGCGGTTGATATGGTAAGGATTGGAAGCGGCTCATTCCGTAAGGTCAATATCTTCCGTCTTTCGCGTATGGCGTGTATGATTGTTGCCGAAAATGCCGATGCCCAAAAAGTGTTGGTACAACAAGCTCGCGATTATTTTACTCGAACAATTTCGACAAACGAATTGATGCAAAATTCGTTGAGTTCTAACATTTTGCTGTATAAAACGGCGCAAGGCGAGGCACGAATAGAAGTGATATTCAACAGTGAAACATTTTGGATGTCACAAAAGCGTATGGCCGATTTGTTCGGGGTGGATGTACGGACTGTCAACTATCATCTTGGTCAGATTTACGAAACAGGCGAGCTTACAAAAGAGGCAACTATCCGAAAAATTGGGATAGTTCAATCAGAGGGAAAAAGGGATGTGGAACGTACACCTCTGTTCTATAATTTGGATGCTATTATTGCGGTAGGTTATCGTGTCAATAGCTATCAAGCCACCCAGTTTCGTATCTGGGCTACATCTGTATTGAAGGAGTTTATTATTAAAGGATATGCGCTTGATGATGAACGTTTGAAGCAGGGAAAACACTTTGGCAAAGATTATTTTGACGATTTACTGGAGCGTATTCGTGAGATACGTACCTCAGAGCGCAGATACTACCAAAAGATAACAGACATCTATGCCGAATGCAGTGCGGATTACGACCCGAAGTCGGATTGTACCAAATTGTTCTTCAAGATGGTGCAAAACATGATGCACTTGGCTGTAACTCATCGTACTGCTGCCGAAATAGTATATGAACGTGCCGACTCGGAAATGCCGCACATGGGACTGACCACTTGGAAAAAAGCTCCCAATGGCAGAGTACAGAAATCTGATACGATTGTAGCAAAGAACTACTTGTCTGACAAAGAGGTTTCAGAACTCAACGGCGTAACTAACGCATTTCTTGAATTTGCAGAACAGCGTGCTCAACGCCATATCATTACAACGATGGCAGACTGGAAGCAGCGTCTTGAACAGTTTCTTGCTACAATGGACTATCAAGCACAAGATTCAGCCGGTAAAGTTTCTCAAGAAGAGGCACGAGAGAAGGCGTATTGTGAGTATGAAAAATATAAAGTGATTCAAGACCGTTCGTTTATCTCCGATTTCGACCGGTTTAATGATGGTGACAAATTGTTGCCGTTTGATATCAATCCCGATAAAGAATAATGATTATGGCAGATAATAACGAAAATAAAGTCCTCAATGTTCCCCATTTGAGATTTCCGGAGTTTAGTGGAGAGTGGAAGAAATGCAAGTTGGGAGATTTGTGTAATGTATTAATGTGTAAACGTATTTTAGTTTCTCAAACAAACACAGAGGATGGTGTTCCTTTTTATAAGATTGGAACAATTGGTAGTACTCCAGATGCCTATATATCGAAAGAATTATTTGACGACTATAAGGTGAAGTATAACTATCCTCGTAAGGGAGAGGTTATGATAACTTGTGCAGGAACAGTAGGAAAATGTGTCGTCTATGATGGGGAAGATGCGTATTTCCAAGATTCAAATATTGTGTGGATTGATAATCCTACACAATATATAAGCAATGGATTCTTATTTCATCTTTTGAGTAAAGTAGATTGGCGAAAATTAAATTCTACAACAATAATCAGAATTTACAATGATGATTTGCGCAACTTGAAAATGAGTTATCCACGAAAAGAAGAACAGCAAAAGATAAGTCATTTACTGTCACTTCTTGATGAGCGCATTGCCACCCAAAACAAAATCATTGAGAAACTTCAATCCTTAATCAAAGGACTTGCAGCACAACTTACACAATCAGGAACTCCCAATATACGCTTGTGTGATTGCCTT